TCATACTGCTTTTTTACCAACAACGATCCACTCTTTACCGCGATCATCATTGTATCTGTCAGTCATTTTCATTGTTTTGTGGCCCAATAGTTTCTGGGTGTCTATCCCTTGCTCACGATACAAGCGCTCGGAAAGAGATCTCTGTTCATGGAAAGTCGGTGCTGTTCCCTCTTCCCAGGTAAGACCGCTTTTATCCCGTGCTTTCTTGAACGTTGAAGTAAGTGTTTTGGCTGACACTTGGTCACCACGACTAGCCTGTGAGGTGCTATGGCGAAAATGAACAAGGTATTTACTCACCACAGCATCTCTACATTTTGAAATAACATCACTCAGAGTAATATTTAACGCTTCATTTCTGAGAGAAAGGGGAATGGCTAAACGAGTTCCTGTTTTCTCCTGCTCAATATGCAGCATATCATCCCATACATCCGAAAACTTCATATTGCAAATATCTCCAAGGCGTTGCCCTGTTACAATGGCAAGCAACATTCCACATTGCAAATAAGGTTGTTGTTGTTCGGCAGATGTATAAATAGCCTCCCATTCCTCCAGAGATAGCCTTTGTCTGCTTATCTTATTTCGTGGCTGTTTCGTTGCTTGGGCAGGGTTGTATCCTGGTGGAACGTGACCAGCATGTTGAGCCTCTTTAAAAACATCTATTAGTACCATGCGTACAACTTGAGCCATCCTGTTATGACCCTCTGCCTTAACAGCATCTGTTATTCCGGAAATATCAAGTGCTGTTATATCCTTAAGATATTGCATACCACAATGTTCACGAAAAAGACGGATTGGTTTAGCTTTCTGTCGAAAAGAGTTTGGGCGCAGTTCGTTGTGTTTCAATCTTTCCTCCTGCACCAATTCATATTTGTCGAGCCATGAAGAAACTGTAATATCCGTGCGGTTTCCTTTCATGCGTGCCAGACGCTCGTTAATACCAAGGATCTGCCTGGTGCGCTGCTCTGCAATAATCGTATTTGCTTCACTTGCCACCTGCTTTGCTTCAGCTTCGTCCGTGCCTAGGCTATGAAAACGACCAGAGATAGGGTGTTTGTATTGCCAGTAAACCTTTCCGGTACGTTTATCAAGTTTGCAATATAGGTTTGGAATAGTGATTTTATGGGTACGCGGTCTAGCTGCCATCGCTAATTATCCGTCTCAGTTTTGGGTTAACATGTATTGGAAGTTGAGGTTCAGCAACGACACCTATAAAACGAGCTTCTTTGTCAACCATCCAGCGCCGTCCGACTCTCATCGGTGGTGGCGCTATCATCTGACCTTTAGCGTATTTTTTTAATACTCGCTCGCTAGGGGCTTCACTGCCGAATTCATCTTTCGCCCATTCAAGTAAAGAGACCATACGTGACATTTCTTCTCCATATACCGGCTGCACCCGGTTATCGAACGTTATAAGCACATGACGAGCAACCACCACGGATCCCGTCATTACATCTTCTGCATAGCTGGTGGTCTCGATCATCCTTATCTGTTTCGTAAATCTTCAGTTTGGCAATCACCGTTTTAGATACTGGTAGAATCTGTTTGCGAAGGTTTGCAACTTCATCGGCTAATTCCATAAGACGGCAATGAAGGTCCTTTGCTTCATCCTTATACCAAGCTAAATCATCCCGCATACGCCTCCATCGCCGGCACTTTAATTTACTTGGCATCAGTCATCATCCTCATCCTCGTCGTCATCGCAGGAAGCGAGCAGTGGATTCATTCGCAACCCTACCTGGCTGGCGTACCCGCGGCGACCGAGATTGTGCAGCACGCTGTAGATTTCGAACATTTCGGTTCGCTCATCACCAATATCAAACTCACAGGCCAGCGTGTGGCATTGAGTAGCGAGCGCTGATATCTTCTCAAGCAGTTCGACCTTATTCACCTTTCACCTCCCTTGGTGTAGCTGTGAAATGCTCAACGCCTTTAGCCCAAATAGCTTTGATAGTCGTCCAGGTGACAGGTACTGTTATTTCAATTCTCCCGCTACCGTCACATGTTTCACATTCATCATCACCAAAGCATTCCGGGCAGTTTACGAACTTGGTTTCTGAAAACTCACCGGATAGCGCCCCCTTCGCGCCGTTTTCAGCAGTTAACCTCAAAGGCACAATCACGTAACCATCCAGCACTACCGGCGCTGGCTGCGGGGCGGCGTACAGTTCATGTGTGCCATCGGGCAGACTATGATCGCACACACCAAAGCCATCGGGACACATTTGACCGTCCTCTACGATGCAGACCGCCACCGGCTCGCTGGCCATTGCGGCCAGCGCCAGTTCAGCAAGCTGCAGGTCAGCCAATATTTCTTCGCGTGCGCTTTCGAATGCTGTCTGTCGTGATGCCATTTTCAGCGCTTTGACGTTTTCACGAGCGCGTTCGTGAAGCTGCTCTCTGGTTAATTTGCTGGTCATTGGTTGGCTCCAGGCTTATTGATGCGCGATGTTATATTCCGACCGCAGTCGCAGCAGTAGAATGCTTTCCCACCGCGAATGCCGCTGGTGTGCTGCCCTTCAAGGAATGAGCCATCCCAAGCATAAAACTGTTTGAAATCCACAACCTCTTTCGTGTGGAATCCATTCTCACCGCCGCAGTGCGGGCATGAACACGGGTTTTCTATAGCCATCACTCAGCCTCCCCGGGCACCTGCTTCGCCAGGCGTTCAGCTTCCCGAAAATCCCAGTCAACGCGGTGGGCGATATCCATTGCCGACCGCACGGCATACTCAACCATCATGTCCAGCTTCTGAATTGTCATGGTCATGTCAGGGTTGCGGTCCAGTATTTCAGCCCGTTGAATCTGCCAGTTATTGCAGGCCTCAAGTAATGAGTTCGCCATCACTCAGCCTCCACCTTGATGCCAGCGGCGGCAGCTGTACGCACATAAACGATCACGCCATCCTCGGGGCGCTTGCGCGGCAAAAAGATGCCTGGGCGCGGCCACAACGCAATAAAGCGAGATTCACTGTTTTCAAGACGGTAAAATGCCTTCTCGCTCATCACACCTACCGGGCGAAGATGCTCCTGTTCGCGCTCCAGCTCTGCTATGCGATTCTTAGCTTCCAGCAAATCCGAAAGACCCTGTTTAGTGGTGAACATAAGTTGAATGGCCAGCGCTTTCCAGGTGACAGGCTGAAGCTGCCCACAACCATTTGGACATGGCTCTGATTCGCTTTCGACAGTAGTAATTGTGTCTGCTGTAACACTGATGATGTTTTTCGTCTGAACGAACGAGCACTCAGTGCAGCGCAATATGCCGGGAGCGACACCAGAAGACTCCAACTCGGCGATGCGCTGCTGCGCCTTCTCCAGCGCCTCTACAAGCGCTTTAGCCTCAGCCTCTTTCAGCATCACAGTGTCAAAGTTTTCGAGCTGCTTTTTGATTTTGGCAATCAGCGCCAGTTCGGTGATTTCAGTCATGCTGCAAGCTCCTTAATCGGGATCCGATTCATGTGCATGGTGTAGCCAGTACGGGCCTCAAGTGCTGCATACTGCTCCAGCAGGTCAGGGTGATGCGTTGCGCCGTTCTTCAGATCGTTGCGGCTTGCCATGATGCAGAACACGCAGCTCAGGCGCTCGTTACCCAGTGCGTAGGCGTAGTGTGGCTCTTGTCCTGCCCCGCTGATGGTTGCGAAAACCGCGTCGGCCTGCAGATCGTGAACCGGTAGCCACTCGTACCAGGTCAGAACGGAATTGGAGTCTGTCTCGTTCTTCCGGAACGCCTGCCGCTTTGCGCGACCTGGCGACTCCTGAGCCCGCAGGCCCAAGCAGTTAACGATGACCTTGAACCCGTTGGCCTTCGCATAGGCTCTAACCTCGCGCTGGATAGGTCCGCGCTTCAGGTCACTGGTGCACTGCCGGGTACTGGCAGAAGGCCAGCTCGGAACCTCTGGGCGGTTCACGAATCGACGCTCTACCATCTCCAGCAGGGTCTTGTGTGCACGGGCGACGATGAACGGTATGCCTGCTGCCTCTGCCTGTTTCTGAGCCAGCTCCAGCGCTCCGGGCCATTCCATCGCGCCAAGGGACGCATGCACGACAACGAGCTGCTTCGGCGGGATGACCTCAAGCAGATTGATGAGCATCGCCTGGCTGTCTTTGCCGCCAGAATGATTGGAGACAAACAGCGCGCCAGCAGTGATTAATGAAGTAATGTCGGGGATCATTTGGCCCCCTCACGCCGCTGGGCTGGATTAGAACTCCCTCTTTTTACAAGACAGAAATCAGTTATCCTTCGGGCTAACCCTTTGTCTTGTTTCCCGCATGACAAAAGCCCAGCAGCAGTAATCACGTCAGTTAAAAACTGAGATTCTTCTATGCTCAACTGGTTAGTTGTTGGAATGTCGGGAGCATGGTCAATAGCCGGATACCAGGATGCATTTTCGCCAGCCTGTACGTAGCAACTTTTCGCAATAAAATTATTCAGCCCCACATTCTCCGCCGCCAGCTGCTGGTACGCTTTCGCCAGTTTCAGGAACTTCTGCTCTCTGATCGACAGCTCGCCTGCGCCCTCCAGGGAGGCGATGAGCTCGTGTACTGTTTCGATGTTCATGCTGTCCACCATTCAATAAACATGCAGATACCAACGGTTACTACGGCAATCAGCACCCAGCAGATCACATCGAACAAGGCGGTGAACCGACGGAGGGTGTATTTGCTATAATTGTCAGGATCAATATTCATACCGCCTCCCCAAGCACCCAGCGCAGAGCCTCGGCATATTCGCCGCTGGCATCTTCGAGTGCTTTTGTAATTTCCTTGCGTGATTTGATACGCGGCTTTGCTTCACCAAGAACCTGGCGCTGTCGCCGGGCTTTTTCATGGCCCGTGGTGCCGGCGGTCGCTGTCTCGATCTGCTTGACCTTCTCCCGTTGCTCTTCGGGTTTAAGCGATGCCAACTGACGCGCCTGGGTAACGGTGATTGTGCCAGCCTCTACCGCTTCCCGGACGGCCTGGGTAGCTTCGAGGAGGGAGAGCGTTGCACGAACGGTCTGAACGCTGCAGCCAAACAACACTGCAATGTCGTCCTCATCGAGCCCGCGGTCGATTGCATCTGACATTTTTTTAGCCCGGCCCAGCGGTGTATCAGGTCGGCGAATTTCGTTTTCGCTGACCATGTATTTAGCCATCTGATTTGCTGACCCGCGCTTAACGATCCCAGGAACAAGCAATGGGGCTTTGCCCTCTTTCAAAAGAAGCTTATTTGCCTCCAGGGTATGCTTAACACGCTGACGGCCTACAACTACGCAGGTGAGCCCCATTTCAGAGTCTTTCCAGACGATAATCGGCTCCAGTACACCCAGCTCTTTGATGTTCAGAACCATCCCTTCGTCGATAGGAAGGTGGACCCGCTCATCGTAGAGAGGGTGGGTCTTATCGGTGACCAAATGAAGCTTTTCCGGTTCAAACGAAAGGGCGTTGGTTTTGCCGCTGGCGCCGTACACGTCGATCGAGTTTTTAGCCATGGTTTTTAACCCCATTCAGGCCTGCCAGCACCGCTGCCTGCGCTGTGTTTTGGTCCATTGCTTCGGTAAGGGCGATGAACGTTACATCCAGCCGTGAAGCGATATTGCGCATTAACTCTGCTTTTTCCAGTGGAAGATCGGGTGCCGCAGCGTAAGCTGCAGCGACCAGTTCTTTAACTTTCATATGTGCCATTAGCGCCGCTCCATCAGCTGGTGGAAGCGGTTCATGAACATCCCGTAGGCCTGGCCTGGGCGAACCGGATTAATAACGAATTGATCCGTCGGAATAATGCCTTCGAGCATGGGCCAGACAGTGCCGTCGTCGATCTCAAAGTCACGACGTTCGCTGGCCAACATCACCAGGTCGGCATATTTAACGGTCGGGTGCTGCTCAGCCGGCAGGCCGAATTTCTGACGTATTGCTGCATCAACCCGAGTCTCTATTGCGCGATAGTCAGGTAAGAGGTGCTTAAGCGGAGCCGGGATATCCTGCAGGTAAGCCTCGGCAGCATCGTGGAGAAGTGCCTCAAGTGCGAACTCCTGCGGTACGAGCAGGCTGGATAAAACGCTGTGCTGTCCAACGCTGTAGAACTCTGGCAGGTGGCCGGCAAATCGGCAGATATGCGAGAGGGCGGTTGCAATATCCTCTATCTCGATCGCGTCTTGCTGGATATCGAGATAATTAAAGTGTTTGCCTGAAAGGGTTTGAATAAAGCTCATTATTTTCTCCATACGTTACGCCTGCACAGCGCTGTTATTTGGGTGTAGAAATCCCTCGCCATAAGGCGATAAATAAAAGGATTACGCTTCAATAAATCCCCGCAGAAGCGGAGATTTAAGGCTGAGCAATCAGGCTTAGGCGTTGAAAGTACCGATGAAGGCCTCGACCGGCTTACCGTCGAACTTACCGATCAACAGGTCGCGGAACTCATTGGCGATCGCTTCTTCCTGGGCTTCCAACTGGACGATACGCAGGACGAATACCGGATCATTACTTTTCAGCAGGCTGTTGCGCAGGCTGAATGCACGTTCTCCGAGTCCTTCATACGGCACACATTTGAACTCGAACGCCACCGGCATCACGTCTTTACTGCTGGCTTCGATACTCTGCATCAGCGACTTTTTGCCACTGAAATCACCATCTTCATGATCGGAGGCATTAGTTTGCTGGATGGTGACGCGGCGAACTGCCTGCGCGGCCTGGGCGATTTTCATCGTGTTACCGTCGGCATCGAATGCAATCAGGTAATCACTCCAGTCTTCCAGCCATTCGGCGATTTGCTTCTGGTTAAGGTGATCCCCGTTAATCGACAGCAGCGCGCGGAATGGGGCTGTTTTCTTCAGCTTGATCGAGGCGACGTTATCAGCGTGCCCGGGATTATCCAGCGTACCGATGTTGAAGATAGAACGCGCCAGCATGTTATCGGCATCAATAAAGCAACGGGCTTTTTCGTCTTCTTTGGCGTAGCCTGAGGAATAACGCACAAAGTCGTCGATGCTTGTGGTTTCCATCGCACCACGGAAACGAAAGCGCTCCGAGGAGAAGCGTTCGAGGCTTTCGATACCCGTGCCAGCTGGGAGAACAGCTGTTGGGCATGCCAGTCGTTGGATATCTTCCATGTAGTAACCGGAAAGCACTAGGTCCTGAACTTGCTTAATTGCGCTGCCATCTAATTGTTGAGACATAAAATTTCCTTAAAGAAAAATGTAGTTAAACTAAAAACGCATCAGTCACGGCCTATGGCGCCGTCCGCAGCTTTGCATCCGGATCCCCGCCCAGAGTAAACAGGTTGCCCTGGTCTTCCTGCAGGATGGTCAGCTTGCCGCCGCGGTTAACAAACATCGGCGTTTCTGTCGTGTCTTCTTCAGAAACTTTCCCGCGCGGGGTGGGGGTGATGTACTGCAGTTTGTGTTTGATCATGACTCGCTTTTCTTCGATCGAATTGCCCATGCGATCGATGTCGAAAGTCAGTACTACTTTGCCTTTGCTGCCATTGTTCAAAACGCCCAGTGCGGCGGTATTGAGCGCCCCGGCGATCTTGTTGATGAACACGCCAGCATCCAGTTCGCCCAGGAAATCTGGAACATTGGTCATGCGATCATTGCTCATAGCACTACCTCTTTGTTAGGGCGGCTGCCACCGCCTACGGTTTCTCCATACACAACACAGAAGAGCATCTGCGGTTGACGGCCGCCCGGGTGGATTGGGTTATGAGCCCGTCGCCCGGTGATGCTCTTGTGTCTTGTGTAAAAAGGGCGGTACCAGAAACAAAGGGAAACTGGCACCGCCAAAACTTCACACAGCTTTCGTTACAGGTACTACGGGTTACCACGCTGGCTACGTGATGGGGTTGTGACACCAGGTCGCTAATCTGCTTACTTCCCGCCGCTCTGTTTTGGTATTGGCAACCAGTTAATGTTGCTCAGTCGATTTCCGGGTCTTTGCGTCGACCGGCGCTGCAGTACGCTTGTACACGTCACAACGAGGAGAGCACTGATACGATTAGCTATTGCGTTCGGATCGGCTTACGGCTTGTGTGTTTGCCCGTTCACCGCCAATGCTCTCATCTGTTGCGTCCCGGACTCTTCCCGGGCGTCACACCTTTTCGCCGCGCTGGTGGGGCGCACGTCGTGCCTGAAACACTTAGCTTGCACATTCTTCCGGAATTCCTGAGAGCGCATGGATAAAGGTAACTCTCTGGCGGCTCACGCTGCATGTGCCATACAGCGGTTGCGAATATTGCCGTTCACAACTGGAAGCGCACTCCTTCAGTTACAAACCGATCCCCACGACCGATGGAAGATGGAATGCGCTTTCAAGTTGTGTACGATTCATCTACCCCGGTCCGGCGGCGCCACCTCGCCGGGGCAGATGCAAAGGACCGTTACGCGATCACTCGGCTTGTTGGTTTGGCCGGAAGTATCAAGTCCCGACATCGCGGATTCTGCTTCTCCGCCCCGATTTCACCCCCGCTATTGTTTAGCGCGCAAACCGAGAAAATCGCCTTCAACGCTGTCGGCTTTCGCCATGTTCTCCAGATATCTTCGGGCGGGGTGCTAAGGGAGTGATTAGCTCTTATCCTTAACACTCCTACTGGTTTTGGTATTCCTGGCTTGGGTATCGCCACCAGTTGTAGGAATTCGACTTCGAGTTGCGGTTAATCAGTCCGCTTCTCTGTTACCCCTCCCGAAGACATCTGTGTTCATTAAATGTGCTTCGCAGGCAAGCCAAGGATTGCGCGCATTTCTTTCTGCGTACGAATTGTTTTGGTCAGACCGAGGTCTATATCGCCGCGGTATGCAGTGCCATCCTCTGAAACGACCAGCGTTATAGTCTTCCTGCCAGGCTTACTTACTTCAAAGTGATGGGCCTTGCGGATAACACGGCAATCAGCGGCCAGTGCATCCTTGATCAGATTTTCAATTCCTTTATTCGCCATGGTTATGCTCTCTCTTAGTGCTTCACTCTGACGGTCTGCGAATCATCCCGGTCTTCGTATGCCCCGGGCGGCTACTTCGTGGGCGTCCTGCCTGTCCGCTGTTTCTTTTAGGTACATTATGTACCGTTGGGGTACATTGTCAAGTATAAAAAAACCTGCCGGAGCAGGTTAAGTCATGCTGGTGAGGCTCTTATAAGTTATCTTCTTGGTTTTCCAGAAAAAATAACGGTGCCGATAATCGAACAATTGCCATTGATTTTGATATAAGGCTCTGGCCAGTTTGTGTTCAGAGCTTTTAGGTAACGTTGTCCCGCATCCTCAATCAGGCGTTTGAAAGTAGTCTCTCCAGAATCATGCATTAATGCAATTACATCGTCACCGTGCACTGCTGGTACTTCTGGATCCACAAAAATCATATCACCAGGTCGGTATTCATCGATCATCGAGTCGCCAATAACGCGAAGAATATAAGTCATTGGCCCACATGGTACAGGGCATGGATAGTTTTCTGTACTATTCAAGTCCACCTCAGCATAGCCAAATTCGGTCCATGCTCCTGCCTGTACCCAGGATATAACCGGAACCATAACAAAATTTCTATTCGTATCTGAAACATCCGGTGATTTAGCAACATTAGTGGTTTGGTGTTCCTGATCTAACCAACCCATAGGCAAGTCAAAACACTTTTCGATGTGCCGGGCCATAGCATCACCAATGTTCTTAGTTGCACCATCACCCATAAACCGGCTGGTTTGGGTAGGCTCGCGATCAATCATGTTGGCGAAGTAGATATTTCCACCAACACCATCTCTCAATTTTCTGGCGTTTAACCGCCTGATTTCCTGGATTGTTTTCATATTTAAATTTAACCGCGTGTACCTCAAAGGTACAAGTACCTTGAAGGTTCATTTCTTTCGTGTAATATGTACACAGGAGGTACATCTATGAAAGAGTTCTGGGATTCATTGACCAAAGAGCAACAAAGCACATTAGCGGCAAGCGTTGGCTCTACACCCGGTTATCTGCGTTTAGTTTTTAACGGTTACAAAAAGGCCGGCTTTAATCTGGCCAAAAAGCTGGAAAACATCACATCAGGCCAGATCACTAAGTATGACCTTCGGCCAGATATCTATTCCAAACAATAACATGTGGTTTCACCTGAAATAACCACAGAGATAAGGGGTAAGCCGTGGGTATAGAACCTGAGTGGAAAGTCGATAAGCAACCGGCATGGCTGGTGGCTGCGATCAAAAAGACGATCACCGATTTAGATGGTGGTTATGAAGAGGCCGCTGAATGGCTGGGCGTTACAGAAAATGCGTTATTTAACCGCCTTCGTTCGGATGGTGATCAGATCTTCCCAATCGGCTGGGCAATGGTCCTGCAGCGTGCTGGTGGCTCAAACCACATTGCCAATGCGATAGCACGCCATTCGAACGGGGTATTCGTGCCACTGGCCGATATCGAGGAAGTTGACAACGCCGATATTAACCAGCGCCTGATGGAGTCGATCGAGTGGATAGGAAAACACTCGCAGTATCTACGCAAAGCCACTGCTGACGGTGTTATTGACCAGGCCGAACGTGAGCAGATCGAGGAGAACAGTTACCAGGTCATGGCGAAATGGCAGGAGCATTTAACGTTACTTTTCCGTGTCTTTTGTCAGCCAGAAAAGAGTGACGCCCGCGAGTGTGCAGCTCCGGGCGTCGTGGCAGATAAATCAACGTGTATGGAGAAATAATCCGCATGAGCAATTTAATCGTAAATCTCAGGTTACCGCAACTACGTATGCGTCCGGTGACGGGAGCTGCGCTGTTTCGGTATGAACGCATGGTATGCGGTAAATGGGTTTCATGTAACCACAGCCGGGCAACGGCGGTTGTGGGGGTCTTTAACCGGAGGGTAAAAGCGTTATGCGCGAAGTTAACCGAAAGTTCAGAGACCACTATGGCAAGCCCGTCAGAGTCATACGCTGGGAACGTGAGACGAATCGTGTCATTTACCTCAGGGAAGGCTATCCGCACGAGTGTTTTAGCCCACTCGATCAGTTTCAACGAAAATTCAGGGAAGTAGAGGGCAGCCATGAGCAGTAAATTACACGGTCTGGTATGGGAAGCCTGTGCTTTCAAAGGCCTGATCATATCTGAAATAGCGGTCATGGCCCGCCTGGCTGACTTCAGCAACGACGAAGGAATATCGTGGCCTGCTGTGACAACTATTCAGCGACAGATCGGGGCAAAGAGCGAGAACACTGTTCGAAGCGCCATTAAAAAACTTCAGGCGAAAGGGTGGCTGAAGAAGCAGGAGCGTCGCGTAGGCGGCAAGAATAATTCGAACGTCTACAAACTCAACGTCGATATGCTGGAACGTGCAGCAGCTGAAGCAAAACTCTTCTACGCAACCCCGCGTGAGCAATCAAAATTTGATGCCTCAGAAATTGAGGGTTCAAAATTTGAGGGGTCAAATTCTGATGCCTCAAATAATGGGTCTGCATCCCCTCAAATATTGCGGGGGGCCCCCTCAATGGTTGAAGGCGATCCGTCATTAGATCCGTCATTAGATCCGTCATCTAAAAAACCTTCTTGTCGGGCTCCTGCGGAACCCGACGATAAGCCGGATCCTGAAGTGGTAATCACTGACCATGCGATCGAAGTTCTGATGCATCTGAATCAGGTCAGTGGCTCCCGGTTTCAGAAGTCAAAAAATTCCCTCGAAAACATTCGGGCGCGTCTACGTGAGGGGCATACCGTTCCAGATCTGAAACTCGTTATCGACGTTAAGCATGAGCACTGGCATGGCAACGACGAGCAATACCAGTACATGCGCCCCGAGACACTTTTTGGGCCTAAAAAATTCGAGGGCTATCTGCAGAGCGCTATCCGCTGGGATGCCAAAGGGCGACCGCCACGGGAATGCTGGGACAGAAGTAAGCCGCGGGATATCAACCAAATTGGTGCAGTGCAAACGACCATACCGAAGGGGTTTCGTGGATGAACATTACTCAAATGGCCTTTGAATTCATTGTTAAAAACCCAGATCAGAAAATGCGCGATATCATTGCCGCCTTTCCTGACTGCAAACCTGTTTCTGTGAAAAGTGCCGTATATCGCTTGTACACAGAAGGGCGCCTGGAAACCAAAGCAACCTCGTGCGGCTTTATTTATCGAGTCATCGATGATGCATCCTGCTGCGATGATCTACAGGACGACTTTAAGTCCAGAGGAAACCTGGAACAGGAAAAAGCCGTTAAAAAACTCGAAGAGCGCAGCCTGTATCGCCGGGCCGCTACTGTGTGGCACCAGCTCAGTACCTCAAGCTGCAGCCAGAAAACTCTTGAGTATTACATTCGTCAGAAAAATGCCTGCCTCCGGAAAGCACGCATGGGGAAATCTCACACTGAGTGTCCGTTAGCCGGGAATTACTGCGGAGGTGATCTGTGCATCGACTGAACACGACCAGCGAAGGGGAAATGCTGGTGGATGAGGCCGAACTCCCAATCACCAGAAGCCAATACTGTGTTGCTCTGGATGCATTACGTGCTGCACCTGCCCACTATCTCAAGGAGGTAGGCGACCAGTGGAGATCGCCCGATCTGTTGTTCTGGGGGGTTAACGCTATGTATGGCCCGCTGGTGCTGGACCTCTTTGCAGACGAAAGCAATGCAAAATGCCCTGCGTGGTACTCAGCAGAAGACAATGCCCTGACGCAGGACTGGGCGGGGCGACTGATAGAACTCGGCGGCGCGGCATTTGGAAATCCGCCGTATAGCCGTTCTCAGTATCACGAAAAGCAGGCGATCACAGGCATGACCCACATCATGAGTTATGCATACGCTCAGCGTGAAAAGGGTGGTCGTTATGTCTTTCTGGTGAAGTCAGCGACGAGTGAGACATGGTGGCCAGAAGATGCGGATCATGTCTGTTTTATTCGCGGTCGCATCGGTTTCGATCTGCCTACCTGGTTTAAGCCGGCGGACGATAAGCAGAAGCCGACCAGTGCCTTCTTTGCCGGGGCGATTGTTGTATTTGATAAGTCATGGCGAGGGGAGAGCTTTAGATATATCGATCGTGTGGCTCTTGAAGCGAAGGGGCGCGCGAGTATGGCCCTGGCCCAGTACGCCGTGGGTAAACAGGCAACAGCTTCAGTAATGGAGCAGCCCCAGACAGAGCAATGCGAAACTGAAATACCGCTCCTTCAGAACGAAATCCTTGCGAAAAGCGGCATACGATCCTGGGCATGCGTGGTTGCTGCTTTTGGCGATAAAGCCGAGTACACCTTCGCCGAGTCGAAATTCGGTCATACCTGGGCGGCTGATTCAGTGGATAAACCGGAGTTTACGCCGGTTAACTCAGAAACGATCGCCACAGCTCAATCCCTGATCATCAAACAAACTGCGAAACAAGCGCTGGTGGGCTGGCTAAACGGTATTGATCTCGGATCCACAACTGCACGTGAAGAAACCATAGAACGTATGAATTCGGTTTATGCAGAGTTTGTCGACACATGCCCGGTAACTGAGTTCATCGATATTGTCGGCAGCCTGGATAAAGCGAGCTGGTTCAATAGCAGACTGATCCGCAGCCATGTTCGGGAAGCTCTCTCAGTTGCCAAACAGACCTTACCCGAAAGCCGGATATGGCCACTGGAAGTAGGCCTGGTGTTTGAGCGAGTCGAAGGCGTGCACCATCTTAACGAGTCTCAGCAAAACAAACTGAAAGCACACATCAATCAGCTGTGGCTTGAGCGTACGCCCAGTACCGAAATCATAACTATTGCCAGCGGGCTGGTCAGCAGCATGCAGGGGGTTAGCCATGCGTGAAATTATCGTTGATAACTTTGCCGGAGGCGGCGGCGCTTCTACCGGGATTGAGATGGCTATTGGACGTAGTGTCGATATTGCCATTAACCATGACGAAAATGCTGTGGCCATGCACCGGACGAATCACCCTGACACGCTTCATTATTGTGAGAACGTGTTTGACGTTGATCCTTTAGCCGCGACTGGCGGAAAGGCAGTCGGTTTTGCATGGTTCAGTCCAGATTGTACCCACTATTCAAAGGCGCGAGGCAGTAAACCTGTAAAACGTGAGATTCGCGGGCTGGCTTGGGTATCTGTTCGCTGGGCACTGGATGTTCGCCCTCGTGTAATGGCTCTCGAAAATGTTGAAGAGTTTAAAACGTGGGGCCCGCTGCTTTCTTGTGAGATGCGTCCTGATCCTGAGCGTTCGGGTGAAACATTCCGGGCATTTGTTGGAATGCTATCCACTGGAATACCTGATGATCACCCGGCGCTGTTCGAATGTTGCGAATTTCTAGGCATATCGCCGGCTAGCAAACAAGCTAAACGGCTGATTGCTGGCCTCGGGTATAAGGTCGAATATCGCGAACTTCGTGCCAGTGATTATGGTGCGCCTACGATCCGCAAGCGATTCTTTATGTTGATGCGTTGCGACGATAAACCCATTGTCTGGCCTGAGGCTTCGCATGGTGACCCTAAATCGACCGCGGTGCTGACAGGTAAACTGGCGGCATGGAGGACAGCTGCTGAATGCATCGACTGGTCCATTCCTACACCATCGATATTTGACCGCAAAAAGCCTCTTGCAGTTAACACGTTGAAGCGTATAGCTCGGGGTATCCAGAGATTTGTGGTCGATAGCGATAACCCATTCATCGTGAAATGCAACCACACCACGACGCGCGGTAAATATGATTGTTTCCGTGGACAGGCGTTGTATTCGCCGATACAGACAATTACCAAAACCCATGGCTACGCGCTGGCTGTACCTACTCTGGCACCGTTTATGGCTGGAAATGGTGGTAGCCAGTACCAGGCGAAACCGCGTCCACTCAACAAACCAGCGCATACCATCCTTAAGCAATCTCGAGCATGCATAGTTGCGCCGGTGATCGCGCGCCAGTTCGGCGGCAGTATCGGCCACCGGGCGGATGAGCCCAGCGCTACGATTACCGCTGGTGGTGGGGGTAAGTCTCAGTTAGCCATGGCCACGCTTATTCAGATGGGGTATGGCGAACGGGTGGGGCAATCGCCGCGGGTTCTCAATCTTGGTAAACCGTTGGGTACTGTTACAACTGGGGGAAATAAGTTTGCCGTAACAACTGCGTTCCTGGCGAAACACTATGGCGGGAACTACACCGGTCCGGGCGTTGCGCTTGATGAGCCAGCTCACTCAGTTACTACCGTTGATCATCATGCTCTTGTGACATCGCACCTGGTAAAACTGCGTGGTACCTGCCGTGATGGTCAGCGTACCGATGAACCGATGCCGACAATCACCGCTGGAGGTCAGCATGTGGGAGAGGTTAGCGCGCTGTTGGCGGCTAATGATTACGACGAGCGGCGTGCGGATCAAGTTAAAGAGTTCCTCAATTCTTTTGGCGTCAGCGAACTGGTGACGATTAAGGGCATCGTTTACCGCATTGTTGACATCGGAATGCGCATGCTGCAGCCACATGAACTTTACCGCGCTCAAGGATTCCCGGACTGGTACATCATCGACCGGGACTACCGCGGCGTGAAGTATTCGAAGGAAAAACAAGTTGCGCGCTGCGGAAATGCCGTTCCGCCCCCGTTCGCTGAGGCGCTGGTTAGGGCCAATCTGCCGGAAATGTGCATTAACAAACAGGAGCGAGCCGCGTGATGAAGTTAACTCTCAGGCAGCTGGAGGTTCTGAACCTCCTGATCGACTACCAGCGTAAGCATGGTTTCCCGCCTACTACCTACGAACTGACCGGCATGCTGGGGTGCCGGTCCCCCAATGCGGCAGCAACCCACCTGAAGGCACTGGAGAGAAAAGGAGCCATCACAATCACCCGCGGGGTATCCCGCGGTATCAGCATCACTCCTTCGGTTTCCCGAAAGGAGCTGGTCGTTAACCTCAACAGCATCGTGAAAGTGAAACTTAATAAAGTTTCCCTCAGTCATTTGGAACAACAACACGAAGAGAACCGTAGACGTTATCCGGGGATATTCGGCGAGTTTGTACCGTTGGCGATAGACGAAAATGGCTACTCGTCAATGACCCTGTGGCGCCTTATGTCTGACCTGGGACAGCTTTGCTATTGCGGAGGGGAGGTTCCCTTTGAGCTCAAGTTGATGTTGGAGGATGAATGAAATTTATTCTTCCTTTCCCGCCCAGCGTGAACTCCTACTGGCGGTCCCCAAATAAGGGGTCTGCAAAAGGTAAATTGCTGGTCAGCGAAGCTAGCCGCAAATTCAAACATGCTGTAAGAGCAGCGATTATCGAACAGCTGAAAGCAGTCCCAAAACCCTCCGCTTCACCAGCGGAGGTAGTCATTGTCCTGTATCCGCCTGATTACCGCCGCCGCGATCTGGACAACTACAATAAGGCGCTTTTCGACGCACTTACATACGCCGGTATCTGGGAGGATGACAGCCAGGTTAAGAGAATGACGATCGAGTGGGGTGAGAATGCAAAGGGAGGGAGAGTTGAGATCACCATAACGGCATTCAATAAAGTGCTGGATGTTTGTTCAGTGGTAGGTTGAAGACTATGCAATCAGGCATTAATCTCAAGGTGTGTAAACGAACCGGGCGTGCAGGCCCGATCGTCACGTTAAAGTGTATGGAGATAAATATGGCTAACCACGTTATGGGCTATGGTGCGTCCAAAAACCACTCTCATTTGGCGATTGAAGGTATTTTCGTTCGCCGGGATGCGGCAGGTCGATTTTGTTTAAATGACTTTCAGCGCGCAGCTGGTGGAGAAGAACGTCATAATCCTAACCGCTGGCTACGGTCCGAGATGGCAGCTCAGTTGATTACTGAGCTAACGCCAGATATGGCGTTTGCCCCTGTCGATGTTGTGAGAGGAGGGATCAACCCTGGGACATACGCCTGCAAGGAATTGGTGTATGCCTATGCAATGTGGATTAGCGCCGCCTTCAATCTGAAAGTCATCAGAACGTTTGATGCGGTGCAAAATACTATGACAGCGCTGACCTCCGATCGTATTCAGGCTGGTGTCATTTTGCTGGAGTCAGCATCCCGAACATTAAACCTCTCCAATTCTTCCAAACTTGGTGCTTACCAGAAATTGCAACAGGCGGCCGGGCTTCCAGATTTAATGCCTGCTTATGCGATTGATGCTCCAGCCGGCGCCATGGATGGATCCAGTCGGCCAACACTATCGCTTAGTGCTCTGCTTAAAACTCATGGGATACGGCTAACTGCAAACCAGGCATATCACTTAATGGCGCGTGCCGGGATCGTGGATCAGAAGGAACGGCAAAGCCGGAGCGGATTAAACGGAGTAAAAAAATTCTGGTCTGTAACAGCCAAAGGCTGCCTTTACGGGAAAAATATCACCAGCCCTGCGAATCCCCGGGAGACTCAGCCACATTTTTTTGAATCAAAATTTCCCGAGCTTCTGAGACTGCTCGGCATTGTCACGCAGTAGGGGATGATCTTGCGCGGATTACTAACACCAGAGATTGTGCCCCGCCTCGGCGTAGTACTCTTTAAACCGGGAAAGGAGCTGATGAGCCTCTTTGCTCAGGGGCGCGTTCTAATAACTCCACAGCCCGAGTACATGGCCGGTTTTCCGACGGGGAAAGTGCCAGACGCTCGCCAGCCGTTATCCGTAGATCGCAGCCTTGTTCCTTTCTTTACCGATCCACGTGTCATCACAGCTGCGGGAGGTATTGAGGGGCTGGAGCGATGGCTTAGCCTGGCTGTCAGACAATGCCAGAATCATGATGAGGGATATCACCACATCGAAACAGTCATCTTAAGGCAAGATCCAGGCTCCGTTTTATTATGCTGGCATTGCGACAATAAGCTTCGAGATGAGCCGGATCCGGCGATCAAGGAAATAGCAAGCCGTAATGTTATCGACTGGGTCATCGATATGGTCCTGCTTTCGCTTGGATGCACCCGGGAAAGGACATTATCCCTGGCAGAGTTGTGCTGGTGGGCTGTTCAGTCTGGGATTTCTGATGCGATAACGGAGGCTATGGCTGAAAAGGCCTTGCGGATAGCTCCAGAGCCGCACCGTTCAGTATACAGGGACAGCGACATCATCCCGGCAATACCCGCGGCCGACATACTTAAAAGACGTCTGGATAAGAGGGAAAGCCATGCCATAACAGGGGATCTGGAGACGGGTGATCAGGATGCTGGGAGACCTATTCTCCGGTTGGGCGTGGATCCGGACTGCCCTGAAGCATTTATGTTGCGGCCGAAGCGCCGGCGCTGGATTTGCCCTCAATACACCCAGTGGGTAAAAACACAGGAATGTGCCTGCTGTAGGCAACCAGCTGACGATCCACACCATATAATAGGGCATGGTATGGGAGGAACAGCAACCAAAGCCCATGACCTGTTCGTGATACCGCTGTGCAGAGCGCATCACGATGAACTACATGCCAACCTCATCGCATTTGAAGAGAAGTATGGTTCGCAGCTTGAGCTGCTAATCCGTTTTCTTGATCGTGCGCTTGGCATTGGCGTCATTTTTAAAGAATAAGTGTATGGAGTGCTGAGCATGAATATCGAATCAATACCAAAATTCTTTGCCCCGAAAGGAATGCATATTTCAGATAGCGGGCGAGCAACTGCCAGCGAACAACTCACCGTAACTGACGTTATGGCTGCGCTGGGGATGACGCAGGCCGAAGCGGGGATCGGATTATCCATGTTCCTGGGTAAGGCTGGCATCAGCGAGAATGACCGCATGGCATCAATTCACTGGTTGGCCGAATATGCAAAGAAGAATGCTCCCCGCTCAGTCAGGAAAGCCGCCGGCAAGAAATTTCCTCTTTGCATGCTGATCATCGCCAGGTTCGCATATCACGACTACGCCTCATCAGCTGCTGATACTACGGACTGTACGAAATGCGCAGGTAAGGGGTTCGTGAAGAAAGTTAAAATGGTCGAGAAAAGCCACTACACAATGAGATTACCGCAATGGGCAAAAGACCTCAGGCAGTCACCTTCGGATTTCGAGGTTAAGCGGCAGGTGCAGGATGTCGATCACGTGCTTTGTGTGAAATGCCATGGCACCGGGAAAATCAGTAAGCGCTGCCAGTGCAGCGGGACGGGGAAGACACTTGACCGCAAAGAATCCGAACTTCAGGGAGTGCCTGTCTACAAGACATGTAAGCGTTGTGAAGGCCGCGGGTTTAGCAGGCCAAAATCCTCCAACGCATACCGCGGCATCCTTTCAGAGTTACCTGGCTTGCCGGAGCGTACCTGGCGTTATAGCTGGAAACCTTTCTATGAAAGCCTGGTGACCAAATGTTTTGTGGAGGAGAGTTTTACTGATGCTCAACTCCGGCGAGTTACAAAAACGACTGATTTGATAAATTTCGCATGAAATAGCGACACGATGCTTGCAAAGTTGCCGTTTTTGTGTAAATTTAATCTTAACGATGGGCATTGTATGTTCAACGTTATCAAACCCGCCTCCGAGCGGGTTTTTTTATGGCTGCGAATCACATTTCTCGCAGTGGCGGTAATTTGTAGCTTGCTGAATTATTCGACCAGAGTTATCTGTGTGTCACGCCAAATTAAAGGGTAAAAGACATGCTAAATCAGCAAGATATGACAGAAACAGCCAGAGCAGTTTTGAACGCCTTAAGCGACAAGCCTGCAACGGCTGGAGAGATTGCACAGAATACGTACCTGACGCGCGAACGTTGCCAGTTAATACTGACGCAGCTTGTGATGGCGGGGCTATCTGATTACCAGTTTGGGTGTTACAAGCGCCTCCAGTAATGGAGGTTTCCTGCTGTGAAAATGGGCGGCTGGTGGGTGTTGTAGCACCCGGCCAGCCATTCGCTCATGTAGAAGGTCACAAGCGAACCATGGCCCACTGCTTTAGCGCAAAAGCATAGTGAGCCTACCAGAGTTACGCTTACTGATCTATGAAAAACACTGTAAAAATATCCAGTATTGAGTTGGTGAATGCTGACTGCCTGCAATATCTTCCATCGCTACCTGATAACTCTATCGACCTAATCGTTACGGACCCACCTTACTTTAAGGTAAAGCCGAACGGCTGGGATAATCAGTGGAAAGGGGACGAGGATTATTTACGTTGGCTGGATAGATGTTTGTCCGAGTTCTGGCGGGTATTAAAACCCTCCGGCAGTATGTACCTGTTCTGCGGGCACCGTTTAGCATCCGATATTGAAATACTGGTTAGAGAGCGTTTTAACCTGCTCAACCATATCATCTGGGCTAAGCCATCAGGGCGATGGAACGGCTGCAATAAGGAGAGCCTACGCGCTTATTTCCCGGCCACTGAGCGTATCATTTTTGCCGACCATTACCAGGGGCCATACAGGCCGAAAGACGATGGATATGCCGCAAAGTGTAATGAGTTAAAACAGCATGTCATGGCGCCTCTGATTTCTTACTTCCGGGATGCCAGGGAATCTCTCGGCGTGACGTCAATGCAGATTGCAGAAGCCACAGGTAAGAAGAATATGGTTTCCCACTGGTTTGGTCTGAGTCAGTGGCAACTGCCAAACGAAGCTGATTATCTGAAGCTGCAGGCGCTGTTCCAGAAAATTGCTATGGAAAAATACTCCCGCAGCGAACTGGGCAAGCCTCACCACCAGCTCGTGGCGACATGGCAATCACTTAACCGGAAGTACTCTGAACTTCAGCAGGAGTATTACCGGCTACGGCGACCATTTAGCGTATCGGTTACGGTGCCATATACCGACGTCTGGACGCATAAGCCAGTTCAGTTCTACCCAGGAAAGCACCCATGCGAAAAACCTGCCGATATGCTCCAGCAGATCATTACTGCAAGCAGTCGGCCAGGGGAGGTCGTAGCTGATTTCTTTGCTGGTTCTGGCTCAACGCTTAAGCAGGCCGCTATTCTCGGTCGGAAAGGCATCGGTGTTGAGCTAGAGAGGGAGAGATTTGAACAAACTGTTTTGGAAATGAATAAATTAATTAACAGTTAGTTTAATAGTCATTAAGGACCAGAATTTACTGGTCCTTAATGACTATTAAATTTTAACTGAATCTACGTAAAGCTCACCATACATTCGGGTGGAAATGAACTTTGTATTAAATTTAGTTTGTACTTTTAGTTGCATGTCTCTGAATGAACCATCATCAGAGGTGATGAAAACATAGACCCTTACATGTTGATTGAAGTAAGGACCATAATCTTCGCCTGATCCATCTGATATTTTTATTCAACTATTAGATAAGTGATTATATGAAAATAAATCATTAAAATCCTTATCAGCTTGATCATTAACCCGGAAAACAAAACTGCGTAGATTACTCATTTTAATTCCTTGTGTGTGTAAATTGCAAATATACATCTACATCAGCTCATAAGCTTTGTTAACAACTATTTTTAGTTACTACTAATTGTGGTAGTAATTAATATAATTATTATGCGTGGAGTGATTTTTATAGAAGCACCTGTGCCGGTGCATATCATCCTCAGAGCCTTAACAGGGGTGAGCCACAGAATGGTCGCGTGACTACTCTGAGGGCGATTACCTCTGGGCACTGGCTCACCCCTGTAAAGGAAAGTCACATGAAAAAGTTAATCATGGCCGCAATTGCGGTCGCTTCGCTGTGCCTGAGTAATGTTGCGGTAGCAGCGGATGTCGTCATCACTACTGGCCAACAGGGCCTGACCTATAACGCGGTGTATGGCGTTAATCTCGCCAGCGCACTAAGTGAGTATGGCTATAGCTCGACGGTGATCCCCAGCAAAGGCTCTCTGGACAATCTCGACAAGGTGGCCAGCGGTACCGCCCAGATCGGTTTTACCCAGGCTGATGCTTTCCAGTTCTGGCGCAGCCGGCATAGCAACGAAGCGCAGAAGGTGGACATCATCGGCGAACTGGCTGATGAATGCGTTTTTGTCGCGGTGAAGAAGGGCGGCAAGGTCAGCGATGAAGGGGATTTAAAGGCTGGTGTGAAAATCGCAGTCGGCGAGCCAACCAGCGGATCGTATGCATCCTGGCAATATCTTCAAGGGCTGGAAAAGGATTACGCCAAAGTCGAGACCTATGCCAAAGGCGGTGTGCGCTCTCTGGCGAAAGTCACCACTGGCGAGTATGACGCCTTCCTCTGGGTATCAGCGCCGGACCGGTCGAATAAGTTTCTGGAGGCGGTTAATCAGGAAGGCAGCGGCCTGACGATGATCGACATAAACGGCTGGCACGTAGACGATAAGTTGCCTAACGGGAAGCCGGTGTACGAACTGAAAAAGGCGGTGACCGAATCCGGTTGGCTGAGCGATTCGAAGGTGAAGGTTCCCTGCACTAAGACGCTGGTGGTCGCCAATAACGATGCGGGTGATGAGATGCTGGAAACGGCCTCGACTGTCCTGTTGAAAAACCTAAGCCGGGTGCTCGGCACCAACGGTAAATAACCATGCTGCGCAGGCTGTGTTTCTGGGTGTTGTTCACTATCGCGTTACTTGTTGCCTGGCGACTGGCGGGGCTGCTGCTAGATCTGGTGCTATTAGTCGTCATTGTTGTGGCGCTGATACTCAGATGAGATTCGTAGGGTGCGCGGTAGATCCCTCAACCCAATGACTGTTTGTTCTAGGGCTGTTTTGGCTCTCATATTCCACTCGAAAGGTTTTGCTGCATACCCTATAATCCGCCTCAGTAATCGTAGGGGAACGCAATGAAAAGCATTCGACTGTTTATAGGTGTTGTGATTATAGGTGCTCTGTCGGGGTGCGCAGCAGTCCAGTATAATGATGGTGAAAAGGTCAGTATTCAGTCCGATGCTTGGTACGGACTGGATAGTTTGCATAACACAGCTGTTAAGGCGTGCCAGCAATATGGCAAATCGAAAGCAGTTTATCTCCATAGCGCTAATATGAACCCGAACTTACCGAAAGGTAGTGGGGTGCAAAATACTATCTGGAAATGTGAGCCATAAGCATGTCTAATTTTAATATCGCATCTAAATCGAAAGATGAGCAAGACAAGGTTAACGTCGACCTATATCGAGATGGCAAAGCATAACACCAAAAAAAGGTAGTAGACCAGCCCTGCTTATTGGTTTTTCAAATCCCAATGTTCCGTCGCTGAATATTTCTAAATCAATTCAGGGCTTGCCATCGTGCAGGCTTTTTTTATTCCCCTCGCTTATGAGAGGACTCACAGCAATAAGAGGGGGCTTAATGTCCGATCCTTTAACTGGTACCGGCCTGATTTTTGGCGGCGGTTTAATTGGTTCCGTCGTATATGGCGTTATCACCCATACCGATTTTGGTGTGGTATTTGGGGCTTTTGGCGGCGCGGTGTTTTATGTGGCAACGACCGCAAACCTGACACGTGGGAGGCAAATAGCTTACTTCATGACGTCGTTTATTGTCGGTGTTCTGGCTGCAGGATTATTAGGCTCAAAATTTACTACCTGGACAGGCTATACAGATCGTCCGCTTGATGCGCTCGGTGCGGTGGTGGCATCTGCTGTCACCATCAAGGTCCTGACTTTCATTAACAGCCAGGACTTGAGCATCCTGTTCGGATTACTTTCCCGATTAAGGGGAGGAGGTTCGAGTGGTAATAAATGACCCGGCAGCGCTGGTCAATGCGGTTATATGTGCCGTTATTGTCTGCGCTTTGATGTTTTATCAACGTCGCGGTGCCAGGCATCGTCCTGGTATCTCCATTCTTGCTTACTTACTGGTATTGATTTACGCGAGTATTCCTTTCCAGTTTATCTTCGGTCTTTACGTACAGTCCCACTGGCTGGTGGTAATGGCAAACGTGATGATATGCGCCGCCGTACTGTGGGCTCGGGGTAACGTGGCGCGTCTGGTCGATACACTGAGGCACTAATGAATCAAACACAATTCCAGAAGGCGGCTGGTATCAGCGCCGGGTTAGCTGCGCGCTGGTTTCCGCATATTACAGCCGCGATGAAAGAGTTTGGCATCACTTCCGCCATCGACCAGGCAATGTTCATTGCTCAGTGCGGCCATGAAAGCCTCGGGTTTAACAGGGTGGTGGAGAATTTCAACTACAGCATCGCTGGGCTTGCTGATTTTGTTCGTTACGGCAGGTTAACGCAGGATCAGGCCAATTCCCTCGGGCGCAGCCAGTCTGAAACAGTGTTACCTCTGGAGCGCCAGCGGGCTATCGCCAACATTGTCTATAGCAAGCGGTTGGGTAACAACAGGGCAACTGATGGCTGGGTTTATCGAGGGCGCGGACTTATTCAAATAACCGGACTTTCTAATTACCGAGGCTGCGGCAGCGGGCTGAAGGTTGATCTGGTGGCACAGCCAGAATTACTGGAGCAGTCCTCTTACGCGGCCCGTAGTGCAGCGTGGTTCTATGTCTCAAATGGTTGCTTGAAATATCCGGGTGATCTTGTCCGGGTCACGCAGATTATCAACGGCGGACAAAACGGGATTAATAACCGGCGAGTTCGCTTCCTGAAAGCAAAATCGGTGCTGGTGGTGTGATTATGGGAATCGAAGCTATCGCGGGGCTGGTGGTTGTCATCCTGGCTGCTATCGCTGGCGCGTTCGGCATTGGTCATGCTCGCGGGACCAGTAAGGCGGAAGCCAAAGCCGATCAGCAGCGTACCGAAGAGAACGCCGCCGCCACCGTCGCCGCGGCAGAACGTAAGGCGGAAGTCATGAAAGGGGTCAGCGATGTACAGCAGAATGTTAGCAATATGCCTGATGACGATGTTGATCGGGAGCTGCGCGAAAAGTTTACCCGCCCCGGTAGTCGTTGATACGGCCTGCAGCTGGGTGAGGGTTATCTACCTAACCGACCACGATATCGACGTGCTGGATATGCAGACCAAGCGCGATATGCTGGCTCACAACAAAGCAGTGCGGGCCAACTGCCCGCAGTTATTACTCAATACAACTTTGCAATAGTGGGATTTGATGTAATCGGCAAAACAGTAACACTGCGCAAATCAGGAAGTCATGGTAATGTTATTGTTTCTGAACAACGGGTAGCCAAATGGAAAAATTATATATTGTTGCGCTGGCAGGACTGATGATAGTTGGCTGCTCAAATAAAAGTGAACACAGTGTTCCTGACGGTGTACATGAATACACTCTGAGTATAAAAAAAGCTGTGCAGCAGAATTATTTCGGTTCGATAAATTACCATGAACAGGGTTGTATACTTAAAGTCACACAACCTCCTGGTGAGCAGGTTCAACATGTGGAAGTTGTGTCAGGTGATAACTTTATGTGTCAACGCTCTGTTGAGGCAATTAATGACACTGTGGCCGCCGGTCAGTTTCCTGCGAAGCCAATGAACCTACCAACTGTGATTCTTCTTGACTTCAGGCCTTAATTCAGAAGCGAATTAACACTTCGTGTCGCAATACTCTATTTCCATCACAAAAGTCACTTTCGGGTGGCTTTTTTAATGGCATTACAGAAGTCACTTGGTTAGTGGCTTCGATAATGCTCCCCACATCGCGCAGAGGTAAGACATGTCAGAAATCACCGCATCCGAGCAAATCCGCCTGGATATCATCAAGAAAGTTAACTACGACACCGCAGCGGCCAAGCTGGCCATTGACTGGGTAGGCGACAGCTATCTGAAATCTGAGCTTTTCGCAGACTCCTTTGATCGTGTTTTCACGGAAAGCGAGATTGTCTCGAAGACCCGTAAAGCGATTCAGGAAGCGACCGAAGCGCTTGCGCTGTTTGATACGGGTGCAGAGCAGGCGAGCTAAGGCATTACAGCAGGCATTCATTGAGTGCCTGTGATAATGTTATTTCTCGTTCAGAAAAGGAGCAGAGAAATGTCGCACGAACAAGTCTGGGAACAAACAGTCCACGCGGTACTCGGTGCCGCAATTGAACTTGGATATGATGTTGACAAGATTGCAGAAAAAGCCAAACAAATCATGTTAGGTAATGAAGTGTATCGCTTTGTAGGTCATTCAGAAAATGAAGTGACTAGAACAATTGACGCGATCGAAAGTACTGTCGATGAAGTTAAAAAAATACATGAGAGCAAACCAAAGTAAGAATGTATTTTTCAGCGAAGAAATTTAATTAAGCCACCAACCGGTGGCTTTTTTCATGCGCATCGCACGCGCTTCTCAGAAGAGAGTCGTTCAGTAGTGAGCCTAGGTCATGCCGTTAGGTAGCGTTTACCTCTCGGGCGGCATGTCCGTGCGACAGGCTCACGTCTAAAAGGAAACGCTCATGAAATTCCAGGTCGCAAAGGTTTATCGCTATGGTCGGTTTATGGGTTACGGAATTGCAGTAGACGGTAATCTTCTTGATGGGCAGGTATCAACGACAGTTGATACCGATGCGAAAGGCATTCCCTTAATAACTGCAGTATTTAATATGAATAACGAGCATGCCGAAAACCAAATCACCATCCGCCTAGACGACGAAGGAGATTCACAAAAGGTTGATTTGATAAAAAAGGCTGTAGCTGAAGCCGCCGCTCGCAACTACCGAACGGCGGTCAACTCTGTTTCCAAGGGGTGAATGATGCGGGTTATTATTGACGGCATTGAATATTTGCCCGCGGCAAATGGAAAATTAAGGGTCGGAATTGCAATAACCACGCATCAGCGGCCAGAAGTATTGAAGAGAGCCATTGATCAGCACATGAAGCATCTACCTGCTGGTGCGCTGGTGGTAGTAGTAGATGATGGTTCAAGCCCCGCCGCTGTCGTCCCTTCTGGTGTGCAACTGCTGAGGCATGATAAATCCCTCGGTATTGTGGCCTCGAAGAACGCCAGTCTGTCTGTGCTCATGGAAGCCGGTTGTGAGCATCTTTTCCTGTGGGACGATGACGCCTGGCCAATAGCCGACGACTGGCACCAACCTTACATCGAGTCACATGAGCCACATCTGGCTTATCAGTTCCTCGATCTTGCTGGCCGTAATAAGCTGAATGATCTGGCGGTACTCTACAGGGATGAAAGGCATGTTGCCTATACCGGGCAGCGTGGTGTCATGCTGTATTACCATCGTAGTGCGATAGAGAAAGTAGGCGGTTTCGATTCTGTCTACGGTCGCGGTATGTACGAACACAGCGACCTTGCCCTGCGTATCCATAACGCCGGGTTGACGACGTGGGCTTATGCCGATGTAACTGGCTCCGAAAAACTGATTCATTCTCTCGATGAGCATGAGGCGGTAGAACGGTCAGTACCAAAGCCTGACCGTGTGGCGCTGGTAGAACGAAATGTGAAGATCCACAACGAGCGGCGTGATACCGGCTTTACTGGTTATGTTGAATACCGGTGGCAGAGTGACGTTGTAATCACAACGTTGCTTACCAGCCAGCCTGACCCGCAGCGCGGATCGAAAATGACGGCATCGCCTGACATGCTGAACAAGTGGGCTTCCTCGCTTCGACAGTGTGTCGGTATCGCGCTGGTGGATGAACTGCAAACGGCCCCGGCAGGCATAGAGTTGTACTACGTTCCCGACGTCAAGATGAACGTCTACTTCCGGCGCTGGCTGCACATCTGGCAGCACCTTCGCGATCATCCTGAATATCGGTTCGTCTGGTGTACGGATGGCACCGATGTCGAAATGCTCCGCGCGCCGTGGGAAGAAATGCTTCCCGGTAAGGTCTATGTCGGTTCAGAACCTAAGACCTATGCCGACATTTGGGCAAAGCAGAATCATCCAGAGCGTATCTATCAGGAGTTCATCGACGCGCACCGCAACGATGTGATGCTTAATGCTGGCCTTCTGGGTGGTTCCCGCGCTGATGTAATGTCGTTCGCTCACGGCATTATCCGTCTTTATTACCGGATCGAGAGTTATCGCTTCTGGAAGAAAGAGCATGCTGGCGCAGCGGTTGGTGACATGATCGCATTTGGCATTGTGGCGCAGTCATTCGCTGACAGGATTATCACCGGCCCCTTGGTTCACTCCGTGTTCAAAACCGATGGACTCGGTAAGGAGATTGCCTGGTGGAAACACAAATAAAGTTTATGGTGGTTGGGCATCATTCAAGAGAGCAACAGGCGAGAGCGCTGGCGTACCAAATCGGGCCATCTGCCCACGTGATGATCGACCCGGAAGATCATGGGGCAGCATGGAATCACCGGCGTGCTCTTGAGTGGGCTGCCGAGCAAGATTGTCGGGTGGTGATCATTGAGGATGACGCAATACCAGCGACGGTTTTTGAGGCTCAGGTTGTTGAATGGCTTGGCCGCTTCCCTGACACCTTGTGTTCTTTCTATCTCGGTACAGGCCGCCCTCCGCATTATCAGCTGGAGATAGCCACTAAGCTAATTGCCGCTGATCGCGTCCGGGCCGATCACATTTCCCTGCTACGTCTTGTACATGCTGTGTGTTATAGCGTCCCGGTGAATCTTATCCAGAAGGTGCTGACGCGGTGGGATTCAAATAAACCTGCTGATTATGCTGTTGGTGACGCCTGCGGCGGCCCGGTGATATACCCGTGTTATTCGCTGGTGGATCATGCTGATGGCAAACCTGTCGAGAAGCACCCTGATGGTCAGCACCGCAATGAACGGCGACGGGCATGGAGGTTTTATGGCTAAGCTGACGACTTTAAAGCCCCGGCTAAAAGTAATCGATACGCGCCGTATCAAGCCGGTTTATGGGGAGCATCGCCGCATTAGCGGTGGTGCCCGGGTAAGTCTTAAACGGCGCATCTGGGTTCGTGACAGTGGACAATGCTGCATGTGCTCTCGTGTTGTTGACCTTCACGAGAGTGAACTCGATCACCGGATCGCCCTTCAGTTTGGTGGTGACAACTCAGAGCAAAATCTATGGACGCTTTGTACTGAATGCCATGCCGGTAAGTCTGCTCGCGAAGCCGCTGGTGGTCAGCCAGATGAAGAGGCATTGAAGCACTCAATACCTGATGAGGGCGAAGCGGCATCTGCCCAGGTCTATTAGGCAAATAGGAATCAATATCAATATCGTTCGAAAATGATTTCATGTGAAACTATATCATTGTTAATGATAACTATTTTCATTTGCGGGTGGGGGGGGAGGGTTTGGAGTAAACGTCGGCGGGCCTGGACACCGCGCCCCCTCTCACGCACAGAAAAAATTCCCTTTTGGAGGGTGTAAACATGTTAACAGCGCAAAAGCGAAAATTCGCGGTCGCGCTGATGTCCGGCATGTCTCAAAAAGATGCGGCAATAAAGGCGGGGTATTCGGAGAAATCCGCACGGTCCAAAGGGTCGCAGCTTGCAAAGGACCCGGAAGTCATCGCGTTTATTAGTCGTAAAAAAAAGGAAGTCATCGAGACTGACGACGTTCCCACCTACGGTAAAAAGGTTTACACCCCAGCAGTAAACTCACCGCAAAAAAAAGAAGGAGCGGCGGTACCGGCCGAGGGCCTCGCAGTTGTCGGCCAGTTTGATGATCCTCTTCAGTTTCTGATGGCAGTGATGAACGACTCAACTGAAGACATCGACACCCGAAAGGATGCGGCCAAAGCCATGCTGCCTTACGTTCACCCCAAAAAAGGGGAGACGGGCAAAAAAGAAGCGCGCAACGCTGCGGCAAAAGTAGCTGCAGGCGTGAGCAAGTTCGGGTCCATGGCACCGCCAAAGCTGGTGGTAAACAACAAAAAGGGGTAATCCATGGCACAGTGGTCCACGGCCTGCACCGACTGGGAAAAACGCCTCATCGACGGCGAGTCCATTATTCCGCCGCCAATATTTGCTGACCAGGCTGAACAGGCGCTGAGTATATTCCGAGAACTTCGTGTGTCAGACCTGCCTGGCAAGCCCACTTTCGGTGAGTGTTCAGAGGCGTGGGTATTCGACTTTGTAAAAGTTATCTTCGGAGGGTACGACGCCGAGACCGGAAATCAGCTGATCCGTGAATACGGCCTGCTGATATCGAAGAAGAACACCAAGTCGACGATTGCCGCTGGCATCATGCTGACTGCGCTCATTCTATGCTGGCGTGAGGATGAGGAGCATCTCATTCTTGCACCGACGAAAGAGGTGGCCGACAACAGCTTCAAACCTGCTGCCGGCATGATACGCGCGGATGAAGAACTGACGGATATGTTCCAGATTCAGGATCATATCCGCACTATCACCCACCGGGTGACGCGAAATACCCTGAAAGTGGTGGCCGCTGATACCGACACGGTCTCCGGGAAGAAATCAGGCCGGATCCTCGTCGACGAACTCTGGCTTTTCGGCAAGCGTGCCAACGCAGAGGCGATGTTTATGGAGGCTCTTGGCGGCCAGGTATCGCGTAATGAGGGATGGGTTATTTACCTTACCACGCAGAGCGATGATCCGCCGGCGGGCGTGTTTAAGGAGCGTCTCGATTACTGGCGCGATGTGCGCGACGGCAAAATCAGCGATCCTAAAACGCTGGGCATCCTCTACGAATTCCCGGACAGTATGATCCAGAGCAAGGCCTATCTGCAGCCTGAGAACTTCTATATCACCAACCCGAACATCGGGCTATCCGTCAGTCCGGAGTGGATTGCCGATAACCTGCGAAAGAACCAGGCGAAAACTGACGGCACGCTGCAGCAGTTTCTGGCAAAGCATCTCAACATCGAAATTGGCCTTAACCTGCGCAGCGACCGCTGGGCGGGCGTCGATTTCTGGGAACAGCAGGCGCAGCGAGTCAGTTTTGAAGATTTATTGCGACGTTCAGAGGTGATCACCGTCGGTATAGACGGCGGCGGCCTTGATGACCTGCTGGGAGCCTCTGCGGTTGGGCGTGATGCCAAAACAAGAGAGTGGCTCTGCTGGTGTCATGCGTGGGCACATGAGATAGCGATCCGCCGGCGTAAAAGTGAAGAGTCCCGATTTAATGACTTCGTGAAAGCCGGCGATCTGACCATTGTGAAGCGCGTCGGACAGGATACGGAAGAGGTGGCTGAATACGTCAGCCGTATCTACGCTGCCGAGTTGCTGGACAAGATTGGTATTGACCCGTCTGGTGTCGGACAAATACTCGATGCGCTGATTGAGGTAGGTATTCCCGCCGATGCGGTAGTTGGGGTCAGCCAGGGCTGGCGCCTTGGTGGAGCAATTAAAACCACAGAGAGAAAACTTGCTGAAGGCATATTGATACATGGTGGTCAACCGATGATGGCTTGGTGTGTTGGAAACGCCAGAGTTGAGCCGAAAGGCAACGCCATTCTGATCACCAAACAGGCCAGTGGTAAGGGCAAGATTGATCCACTGATGGCATTGTTTAACGCAGTTTCTCTCATGGCCCTTAACCCTGAACCTGCTAAAAAAGATTACCAGGTATTTTTCGTATAACAAACACGTCAGTTAATGACCCGCTCAGGCGGGTTTTTTCATTTCTGGAGGACAGTAAATGACGCTTAAGCGTGCCTGTACCCTCATGACGGTGAAGTCGGTAAACGAGGATGATCGGATTATTACCGGCATCGCCTCCACACCGTCACCAGATCGTGACGGTGACATCATGGAGCCCGAGGGGGCGAAATTCCGTAGTGACACGCCGTTCCTATGGCAGCACGACCGATCGCAACCTATCGGCACATGCACACCAAAAATGGTGAAAGAAGGATTGCAGATCACCGCAAAGCTGGTGAAACCAACCTCTGACATGCCGTCGCAGTTGGTTGCCCGTCTTGATGAAGCATGGGCATCAATAAAGGCGGGCTTGGTACGGGGGCTGTCTATTGGCTTTCGACCGATCGAGTACTCCTTCTTGGATGAAGGCGGTATCCGCTTTTTGTCCTGGGACCTGCTTGAAGTATCGGCGGTGACTATTCCTGCAAACGCAGAATGTTCCATCCAGACCGTTAAGTCTTTCGATCGCCAGCTTCTTGCCGCGTCTGGCATTGAGAAGCCGGTAGTGAAAACCACTAAAACCGCTGGCGCTACAGCAACCAATACCAAAAAAGGAATCAATTCGATGAATATTTCAGAACAAATTAAGAGCTTCGAAGCGAAGCGTTCAGCGCTGGCAGCCTCACTGAGCGACATCATGAGTAAAGCAGCTGATGAAGGACGTACGCTTGACGCAGAAGAAACCGAAAGCTACGACAACACGTCTACCGAAATTAAGGCAGTTGATGAGCATCTGAAACGTCTTCGCGACATGGAAAGCAATATGGCATCGACCGCTAAACCGGTATCAAAAGCCGCTAATGGCGAAGTCACTACGGTTAAGACTGGTGCGCCCGGCATTATCCGTGTCGAGCAAAAACTGGAAAAAGGCATCGCCTTTGCCCGCTTCGCGAAAGCGCTGGCCGCGGCTAATGGCAGCCGCTCCGAAGCGCTGGAGATTGCCCGTAAACAGTATCCTGATGATGCGAAGCTTCACCATGTACTGAAGGCCGCTGTAGGTGCTGGTACAACGACTGATCCTCAGTGGGCTGGCACGCTGGTGGAGTATCAGGAATATGCAAATGATTTTGTTGAATTCCTCCGCCCGCAAACCATTATCGGCCGTTTCGGTCAGGGTGGTATTCCTGCCCTGCGCCAGGTCCCGTTCAATATCCGTATTCCGGCACAGACTTCCGGCGGTTCGGCAAACTGGGTTGGACAGGGCAAGGCCAAACCACTGACCAAATTCGACTTTGAGTCGATCACGTTCAGCTTTGCTAAGGTCTCCGCTATCGCGGTGCTGACCGATGAGCTGATCCGTTTCTCCAATCCGGCAGCCGATGCACTGGTGCGTAACGCCCTGGCAGAAGCTGTCATCGCCCGTCTGGATACGGACTTTATCAACCCGGCTAAAGCTGAAGTTGCTAACGTCTCTCCGGCCTCGGTTACCAACGGTATCGTGGCTGTACCATCCACCGGCGACCCGGATGCTGATGCGGAAGCAGCCTTCGCTCAGTTTGTCGCGAATAACCTGCAGCCGACTGGCGGCGTATGGATCATGTCCAGCACCAACGCGCTGGCGCTGTCCATGAAGAAAAATGCCCTGGGACAGAAAATGTACCCGGAAATGACCCTGCTTGGCGGCACCTTTCAGGGCCTTCCGGCTATTGTTTCCCAGTACGCTGGCACCAACCTGACGCTGCTTAACGCCCCGGATATTTATCTGGCTGATGATGGTGGCGTGGCGGTGGATATGTCGCGTGAAGCCTCTCTGGAAATGGAAAGCGATCCGACCGGCGACAGCGTTACTCCGACCGGAACTGAACTGGTTTCCATGTTCCAGACCAACAGCGTGGCCATTCGTGCTGAGCGCTGGATCAACTGGAAGCGCCGCCGCACAGCAGCGGTAGCGGTTATCTCTGGAGTGAACTACAGCTCAAGCCAGGGCAGCTAAACGGCGGAAGGAGGGCGGGGGAAACCCCGCCATATTGGATGGCTAAAATCAGATATCTGCGACGTACCCATGACTCGATACCGGGCGACGTGAAAGCCGTGGACGATCGGTGCGCAAAGGTGCTGGTGCTGCTTGGTAAGGCCGAATATTTCACCGGTGCCCGTACCGATGGCAAAAAGAATAAGCGAAAAGCGGAGAACGGCTAATGTGGAATCCTTTCCGGAGAAAACAGGGAAATGAAAAAGCCCTGCAGCAGCCTGCCAGTCGCGGAGGCTGGAACCCGTTATACAGCTCTATACATGAGCCGTTTGCTGGGGCATGGCAGCGTAACCTTGAGATCAGTCAGGATACCGTTCTTTCTTATTATGCTGTCTTTGCCTGCATATCGCTGATTGCGAGTGATATTGCCAAAATGCCGCCACGGCTGATGCGGCGCGACTCAAAGGGAGTCATGCAGGAGGTAAAATCAGGGGACATTCCGGCTTTGTACAAAAGGCCGAATGCCTTTCAGAACAGGATCCAGTTCTTCGAGAACTGGCTGAACTCCAAACTGTGTCACGGAAATACGGTGGCGTTAAAAATCCGCAATAACGCCGGAAAAATTACTGAACTCAGGCTGCTTGACTGGCGCAAGGTTACGCCGCTGGTGGCGGATGATGGCTCTGTCTTCTATCAGATAAACCCTGATAACATGACCGGTATTGAATCGTCAGTTACTGTCCCGGCACGGGAGGTGATTCACGATCGCTTCAACTGCCTCTTTCATCCTCTTATCGGTTTGTCTCCCATTTACGCAGCTGGGTTGGCAGCAATGCAGGGCCACCACATTCAGGAAAACTCCGCCTTTTTTTTCCGTAACGGTGGAAAGCCCAGCGGCGTTATTGAGGTGCCTGGTTCCCTCACTGAAGAAAACGCCAGAACAATAAAGGAAAACTGGGACTCAGGATATTCTGGCAAGAATGCCGGCAAGACAGCCATTCTAAGTAACGGGGCTAAGTACAATCCCACAACAGTATCTGCTGCTGATGCACAAACTGTCGAACAACTGAGTATGACTGCTCAGATCATATGTTCTGTGTTTCACGTCCCGGCCTATAAAGTGGGTGTTGGTGAACTCCCCACTCACGACAATATCGAAGCGCAGGATCAGCAATATTATTCGCAGTGCCTTCAGTCGCTCATTGAGTCGATAGAATTGCTGCTGGATGAAGCCTTTGATCTTGATGGCGAAACAGGCACGGAGTTTGATGTTAATGCTCTGCTGCGTATGGATAGTGAGCGCCGTATCAAGTCTCTTGGCGATGGTGTAAAAAATACCATCCTGACACCAAATGAGGCGCGCAGGAGTGAAAATCTTCCTCCTTTACCCGGCGGTGATGCGCTGTATCTTCAGCAACAAAACTACAGCCTTGAAGCGCTGGCACGGCGTGATGCTTCTGATGATCCATTTGCCAAATCTGGCGCCAGCAGCGTCACGGCGCCAGAGGAATCGGGCGGGAAAGCCATGTCTGAATCTGAACTGACGGCGGCAAAAGCGATGCTGCGAGGATTGTTAGCTAAATGAATGAACGTGAACTTTCCCTTATCAGGGCTCTTGGAGAGGAGTTCTCCCAGGCGCTAAGCGAACTACGTGAATCTTTCAGAAAAAGTCTGGGCGACCACCTAAAGGCAACAGAAGAAAAGTTGGCAGCGCTCACCAAAGAAGTTTCGACCCTGAAGGAAACCACGGCACTTAACATTACAGCACAACTGGCTGATGCAGTGGCATCCATCCCGGCTCCGAAAATCCCTGAGTTGCCGGATATTGGCGCTATGGTCAGCGAGGCGGTGGCTACTTTACCTCTGCCACAGGATGGCAAGAGCGTGACGCCGGAAGACCTGCGGCCGTTGCTTCAGGAGTTAGTCACCGCGGCGGTTGGTGAAATTCCGGTTCCGCGTGACGGCAAAGACTACGATCCGGCAGTGCTGAAGCAGGCGGTGGACGATGCGGTCGCCGCGTTGCCGCCGGCGCAGGATGGCAGGAGCGTGACGCCGGAAGACCTGCGGCCGTTGCTTCAGGAGTTAGTCACCGCGGCGGTTGGTGAAATTCCGGTTCCGCGTGACGGCAAAGACTACGATCCGGCAGTGCTGAAGCAGGCGGTGGACGATGCGGTCGCCGCGTTGCCGCCGGCGCAGGACGGACGGGATGCCTTACAACTGGAAATACAGCCTTTCATTGATGAAGGAAAGAGCTATCCGCGCGGATCTTATGCCACCCACAACGGAGGCCTCTGGCGTGCTTACGAGAAAACCCATGGTATGCGTGGCTGGGAATGCATCGTCGATGGCGTATCAGATGTTGATATAAGCATGAATGGTCAACGCAATTTTATTGTCACCGTCAACCGTGCCAGCGGTGCCAGTGAGAAAAAATCTTTTGATATACCGGCTATGGTGTACCGCGGCGTATTCAAATCGGGTGATGAGTACCTGCCTGGTGATACGGTTACATGGGGTGGTTCACTCTGGCACTGTGACGAACAGACGCAGGATAAACCAGGGGAAGCAGGCTCTAAAGGATGGACATTAGCTGCCAAGCGGGGCCGTGACGGGAGGGATAAAACGTGATCGAGCTTGTAACACTTCAACAAGCAAAAGAGCATCTACGGATTGATGAAGGTGCTGGCGATGATGATCTTGAGCTGAAAATCCAGTCAGGTAGTGCAGTTTTGCTTTCCTACATTCAGGGGAGCCGCGAACTGGTTGTAAGCAGTGATGGAAATCTGATTGAGGGTGAGACGCTTAAACGTGTTCAGGGCGCGCTTCTAATTCTTCTCGGCTATCTCGACCGTAACCGTAACGGTGAAGAGGAGGAGAAGCTCAAGCAAGGTGAACTTCCGCTCTCTGTGACAATGCTGATTTATGATCTCCGCCGACCAACCATTATCTAATGAGGAAATTATGGCCTGTTCAGGTTGCGCCATGCGGCGCGAGTGGATTAAAAAGTGGACGAAAATTGCCTATGAACGAGCAACAGGTAAGCGCGCTGATCGCAGCGTTGAAAGAGCAGTCAGCAGCACAGAGAGACCAAACGGCAGCGATAAACCGTCTGGCTGAATCAAATAACGCTTTGAGGGACGTCATTATCCAGTCGCTGGCCGCAGATGAAGATATTGAAATTACTACATTGGGGGATGAGCGCCCCGTTTACTTGAGTCAAAAAACGAGGGGGTAATATGCAGGCCGGAAGACTCCGACATCGTGTTATTCCCCAGAAATCCGTCTCGGTGCAGGATCCATTGACCGGAGAGGTAGTGAAAAGTTGGGTTAACCTTGTTCAGTCAACTGCAGATAATGGGATTTGGGCTGAAGTATATCCCCTTTCCGCCAGGGAATTTACATCGGCACAGGCAACCCAGAACGAGATTACTACCAGGATCACAATCCGTCAGCGAAACGATATTACTCCTAAATGCCGCATTTTATATCGAGGGAAGATTTTCAACATTGAGGGAGTACTTCCCGATCCTGATAGCGGTCTGGAGTATTTAACGTTGCCCTGCTCGGAGGGGGTAAACGATGGCTGACGGGGTTGAGTTTAAGCTGACCGGGGTTGATGAGTTACTGGGTAAGCTTGAGTCAATCACCGATGATATGAAGCGTAAGGGCGGGCGAGCAGCGTTAAGAAAAGCGGCAAACATAATTGCTAACAGGGCAAAGGCTAATGCAAGCCGGCTCGATGATCCTGCAACAGGCCGAAGCATAGCAGATAACATTGCAGTGCGCTGGAATGGCCGCGAGTTTAAGCGTAACGGGAACCTTGCATTCAGAATTGGGGTTTTGCATGGAGCAGTGCTGAAAAAGCATCCCGATAAAGCTAAAAATGCCCCTACACCTCACTGGCGCCTGCTGGAATTTGGAACGGAAAAGATGCGAGCTGAACCTTTCATGCGGCCGGCAGCTGAATCCAGCGCAGAAGACGCAACGAGAACTTTCGTTGACGAATATGGAAAGGCTATCGATCGAGCGATAACCAGAGCGGCTAAGAAGGGGAGAAGTGGATGATCGCACCAATATTTGCTGTTTGCGCGGCCAGCCAGGCTGTCAGGGATTTGTTAGGCTCTCCCGTGCGTCTTTATCCGTTCGGTCTGCAGGATGACAATATCGTTTATCCCTACGCGCTGTGGCAGAACATCAGCGGAGTACCGGAAAACTATCTGGACAGGCGCCCCGATGTCGATAGCTATACGCTACAGGTGGACGTTTATTCGGACACTGTGACATCAGCTCAGGAGGTTGCAAAAGCGTTGCGTGATGCTATCGAACCAAATGCCTATATCACCCGCTGGGGGGCCCAAAGCCGCGACCCTGAAACAAAACGCTTCCGCTATTCATTCGACGTTGACTGGATAGTTAAACGCTAATCACCTAACTCAACAAACCTTCCTAACGCCGGCCATGTGCCGGTTTTTTATTTTGGAGAGAACTATGTCTGTGTTAACGCAGGGTACCCAGCTGTACGCGCTAATCCGCGGTGTTATTCATGAGATCGAATGCATAACCAATTTTAATCCCGGTGCAAACCCGGCAGATCAAATTGAAGATACATGCCTTAGCGAGCGTAATAGCCGGACGTATAAAAAAGGGCTTCGCACTCCCGGACAGGCTTCAGTAACAATTAATGCCGATCCAGTGAATGACTCGCATTATCTGATGTGGCAACTGGCGGAGCTGGATGAATACCAGGATGAACTGATTCACTGGGCTATTGGTTGGTCTGATGGTGAATCGGTGCCTACAGTCTCTGCTGGTGAGATGGTTCTGCCAACTGACCGTACCTGGTATACCTTCCGCGCGTATGTTAGCGATTTTCCGTTCGACTTCCAGGGTAATACCGTGGTGTCTACCGCTGCCACGATGCAGCGTAGCGGGCCAGGCCTCTGGGTACGTAAAACACAAGCTGGTAGTTAATTATATGCGGGGTATGACCCCCGCATATTAAGGAGAATACAAATGCTTCTCACCATCGATAATTTAAAAGAGTCAGGCGCATTTACTGGTCGCCCTGTAGAGAAAGAAATTAATTGGAAAGGCAGAGATGGAAAAGAATATAGAGCAACCGTCTTTGTGCGACCGATGGGCTATCATTCGGTGAAATCAGACCTTCTTGCAATGAAAGGGAACCATGATCCAGTAGCAGGCCTGATTGCGGCCCAAATTTGTAATGAAGAAGGTAAATCTATTTTCACGGAAGCTGACATACTTGGTAACGCTTCAGAAGAACGTGGTGCTCTCGACGGCCCTATTGTTATTGCTCTTTTAGCTGTTATTCAGGAAGTTAATGAGCTGGGAAAGACTACGAGCTAACCGGCGAGGATGAATTCTGGTGTGAACTGGTGATGAACGGCATCGGAGGCCACACCATCGCAGAGGCTCAGGAGCGGATGAGTCGTAGGGAATTTCTGGTTTGGCTCAAGTACCGTGAGAAGTACGGACCGCTCAATATCATGATGCGTACCGAGTGGGGCGCAGCCCTTGTAGCTTCCGTACTGGCTAACATAAACAGAGGTAAAAACTCTCCTCCATTTAAGATCAGTGATTTTGCCATACATATCAATGAAGGCCCTATAAGCCTGGAAGATGCGATGAACAGTTGGACATAATTATGGTTTTTGGCTTTAAGGAAACCTGCTACCCTTTTGGTAACCAATATCAAGAGGGACTATCATGAAGGCATTAGGGCGAATTTTAACGATCATCGGTATTGCATTAGCAATATATTCAATATTTTTTATGGACGTAACTGTAGATGTTGGAGACGGGACAAGAGTAAACAATATAGGCCTGATGGCACAGCAGCAGAATTTTATTTTAATAGCACTTGTGTTATTTCTTGCTGGTATAATTATATCGTTTGTCGGAAGGAGGAAGCCGCTACCTGAAGTGGATTTTACTAAGCTGGAGTCATTTTCATCCGAAGATTTCGTTACAGAAAAGAATGGACAGCAGACTGTAAATTTATTGGCGGTAGATAACTTCTCTTTGATGCTTTTAAAAAAACATGGAACCAGTAGTATTGGTGATATTATTTTTATGAATATGCCTTTAATCGATAGGCTGGAGAGTGGACTTCCTATATCAATTAGGAAGGAATTTAAACCAGCTCTAAAGAAAAGATTAAAGGAGAATAGTTAAAATAATGCCCGCGAAACGTGGGCTTTTTTTTTGGAGGAAATATGGCTGGCAGGTCATTAGGAACGCTTACCATCGATCTGGTTGCAAAAGTTGGTGGATTTGTATCTGGGATGGATAAGGCTGAACGTGCATCTGCCAAATGGAGTAAACAGGTTCAGGATGACGCTGCGGCGTCAAGCGCGGCACTTGCTGGAGTTGGTGCTGCTGCCGTAACTGCGGGTCTCGCTGTAGGTGCCGCCGGATTTCAGTTATTAAAGAGTACCTCTAAGCAAATTACTGAAACAGACCGTTGGGCAAAATCTTTGAATGTATCAACGCAGGAATTGTTAGCCTGGCAATTTGCAGCGGAAAAGGCTGGTGTTTCTGGCGATCAGATGGCTGATATATTTAAAGATATTGGGGATAAAATAGGTGATGCAGTTCTAAATAAATCTGGCGAGGCAGTTGATGCCCTTAATTCACTTGGCTTGTCTGCTGAAAAGCTATCCAGGATTAGTCCAGATAAACAACTTCTGGTAATCGGTGAGGCTCTTAGTAAAATTGGCACTAATGCAGAAAAAACAACTATCCTTGAAAGCCTTGGGAATGATCTGTCTAAACTTTTACCTCTTTTTGACAATAATAACGAGAAACTTAAACAGTTTATTTTCTTAGCAAAAGATTATGGAGTTGCTCCAGATCCTTCTTCGATAGATGACCTTGTTAAGGTCAATCAACTATTCGAAGACATGGAAGCTCAGGTAGCTGGCTTGAAGATGGAGATTGCTGCTGGACTGGCAAAGGTTGATTTGTCTCCTTTGCAAAGCTCTCTCGACAAGCTTCATGACGTGCTAACTGACCCTGCTGTCCTTCAAGGTATTTCTGATCTTGTTTCTGAGGTGACTCAGCTTGCTGGGTGGCTTGTTAAAGCTGCTGCGGGAGCAGGACAATTAGCTGCCAGTACAGGTAACAGGTTTGCAGCATTAAGCGGGAAAATAGATCTTAACAATATTGACCAAGTAAATGAGCGAATAACTTATTTGCAAAAACAAGTTGAGGGTAGGAAAGATATTTACTCTCTGGATGCATCAATGTTTGGATGGCTTACAGGAGTCGATGATAGCGCCAAAGCTCTAAATGATGAATTGTCTTCACTTATCGCCACCAGAGATAAGTTATCTAAACCAACCACGGGTAACCTTCCCCTTACACCTGCGACTATCGCGACTGGTAATCCATATTCCCTTCCACCTGGAGGAACAAACGGGAAACCAACAAAGGCTCCTGTTGATAAGGTTCTTAATGCATTCAAAAGTGTCGAACAAAGCTATCTTCGCCAGCTGGCACTTACTGATCAGCTTAACGGTAAAACAAAAGGAGCTACAGAACTTGAAAAGTTAAGATTTGATATTTCATCAGGAAAACTATCAGGAATAACACAGGCGCAACGACTGAGGCTCGAGGGTCTTGCATCAGAAATAGATAAATATAAAATACTTGAGAAATACTATAACCTTCAGCAAGAGTTACTTACTCCAGAGGAAAGACTTCTCGAAATAACCAAGGAGCGTATCAAGCTTTTAAAGGAAGCTAAAGAATCAGGCCTTGCAAAACCAGACGACTATTCAAAAGCGGCTAAAGCTATTGCTAATAATGCGTTTGAAACTGCTCCAGAATTTTCAGGTATTGATCCACTTTTTGGTGGTCAAAGTGGAGAGCTGCGAAAGGTAGATAACGCGCAAAAAGAGCTGGAGGATTGGTATTCTACTCAGCTCAATTTGTTGGCTGAATACCGACAGTCGCAGTCTGATCTTAATGACGAGTGGGATGCAAAAGAGCTCGCACTTAAGAAGAAGCACGATGAAAGCCTTCAGGCTCTTAATGATCAAAGAAATCAACTGATGCTGAGCAGTATAAGTGACGGTTTGGGCTCAATGGTTGATCTGACAAAAGAGGCTGTCGGTGAACAATCTGCAATTTATAAAGCTGCATTTGTGGCACAAAAAGCGGTTGCCATTGCTCAATCGATAATAGCTATTCAACAAGGTATCGCCATGGCATCTGCGAATCCTTTTCCCTATAACTTGGCTGCTATGGCTTCAGTTGCTGCTGCAACCGCTGGAATAGTTTCAAATATTTCTGCAGTCGGAATGGCGCATGACGGGATTGATGCAGTTCCTGAAACTGGTACCTGGTTGCTTCAAAAAGGAGAGCGGGTGACCACCGCAGCGACCAGTGCCAAACTGGATGCGACTCTGGATCGAGTAGCAAACCAGTCAACCGGTGGTGGAACTATTTATTCTCCCACGATCACTATCCCCATCAATGGTAACCCTTCCGATGCAACGTTGGCGCTGGTCCGTAAAGCTGCAGATGAGGGGGCAGAAAGGGGATACCGGAAGGCGGTTAATTCAGTCGCAAGCGGTCAGGGTGATTTGCATAAGGCCTTGATGGGGAAAACTACATCGGGGAGGAAAATTAGCTAATGGCTATCACCACAACGCTTTATTACCCCTCCGCTTACCTGCCTGGACCGCTTAAAGAGAGTTTTGGTTTAACTCCTGTATCTCCTCTGAAACGGACCCAGATGGTAACTGGCCGGGCACGGCAGCGGCGTGCCTACACCTCGACACCAACCCAAACAGATCTGGCCTGGATTTTTTCTGACGCCCAGGCGCAGGCTTTTGAGGCGTGGTTTCGGGATGAGTTATCAGATGGGGCGGCGTGGTTCAACATACCGTTATTAACGCCTGTAGGGCTGAAAAATTACGTGTGTCGTTTCACGGATATTTATAAAGGCCCCACGCCAGAAGGCGGATTTTACTGGAGATATACCGCGCCAGTAGAACTCTGGGAGCGCCCATTGCCGCCGTCTGGATGGGGGCATTACCCGGAATGGATCGTCGGCAGCTCACTGCTGGATATTGCGCTGAATAAGGAGTGGCCGAAGCATGACTCAGATTAAACGCCTTTACGCCAGCAGCGGCCCGGAGCTGATCATTGAAACGCTGCAGATCACCATTGGTTCTGACGTCCATTATCTGTGCCAGGGTTACGAGAACATCACAGCAACGACGGAGAACGGCGATACCGTAACGTTTACCGCCTGTTCGATAGACATTGCGCTGCCGGCGCGCAATGCGGACGGCACGCAGGACCTCAAATTTGCCTTGTGCAATATCGATGGTGTTGTGTCCACGGCGATCCGCAATGCGCTGGCTAACCGTCTGTCTGCATTTCTGACGTACCGGCGTTATATCTCCACGGATTTAGCGGCCCCTGCGGAAGTGCCGTATACGCTGAAAATCAAGTCGGGCTCCTGGACGGCGACAGAGGTGCAGATCACTGCGGGCTACATGAATATCCTCGATACCGCCTGGCCGCGATACCGCTACACGCTCCCTGTATTCCCCGGACTGCGTTATATCAGCTAAGGAATCCCAATGTTTAACCCTGATAAATACCGTTCAGTCACCTGGCTGAAGGGCGGGCGCGTATACCCGCAACTCGACTGTTTCGGCATTGTGAACGAGATACGCCGCGACCTGAATTTACCCGTCTGGCCCGATTTTGCAGGGGTCACCAAAGACGACGGCGGCCTCGACCGGGAAGCGCGCAGGATGATGCTTACCCTTGAGCGCTGCGAACCCTGCGAAGGGGCCGGGGTGGCCTGTTATTCCGGGTCGACTGTCACCCACGTAGGGATCGTGGTCAGTATCGATGGTCTGCTGCATGTGGCGGAATGCAATCCGGGAACGAACGTCACCTTTCTGCCGTTGCCGCGGTTTAAGCGGCGATTTGTCAAAGTGGAGTTCTGGCAATGACCATTCGTTTTTACCCGTCCCGGCTTCCCGGTGAACCACTCGAAACGCATGAGCATGGTGTAACCAGTATTCGCAGCTGGCTGGTGGCAAATGTTGAAGGCTACGAGGATCGGGATGTCCCACCGCTGACCGTTGAGGTTGAGGGGCTGTTAATTCCGCCAGGCGAGTGGGCTAAGTGTGTGATTCGCCCTGATAGTGATGTCAGGCTTTATCCGGTGCCTTTCGGGCTTGAGGCCGCGACAATTGCCTGGATAGGAGTGGGCATTGCCGTCGCATCTGCGGCTTATTCATTGTTCATGATGAGTAACATTGATGCCGGTGGCTATACGTCATCCACAGGTCGAAGCCTCGACCTGAACCCCGCTAAAGCAAACAGCGCGAAACTGGGTGATGCGATTCGTGAAGTTTTTGGGCGCGTGCGTATATATCCGGATTATGTCGTGCAGCCAGTTACTCGGTTTGATGCCGCCGATCCTACGAAAATGCGCGTCCAGATGCTGCTGTGTCTCGGTGTCGGTGATCTGATTTATACCAATGGCGATATCCGGGTTGGCAGTACGCCAGCTTCAACGCTACCGGGATTCAGCAGCACCCATTACCCACCAGGCGCGGACGTTTCCGGCGATGAGCGCAGTGAAAACTGGGTCAACAGTACGGAGGTCGGCGGGACATCATCCGGTACCGGGCTGGATATGGCCCAGACGTCGCCGGACGCAGACGACATTATCGCAGACAGCATGACCGTCTCCGGATCGAGCGTGACTTTTACGGGGTTGGATACGGATGATGATGACGATAATGACGAGAACGATAACGCGCTGCCGCCCAGCTGGGTCGCTGGCGCCGTGGTCGAACTGAAAGCCCCGGCTAACTACCAGATCACTTCGGCGGCCGGATACAGCGTTATCGCCAGCCCGCTGCTGACGGAGATCGCGCCGGTGGTTGGAATGCCGGTGACGCTGGGGTTTAACTCAGTCGATTACGATCTGTTTATCGCGTCATATACCCCCGGTCAGGCTGCAGTGCCCGGCACCGGGGGGAGTGCGGCAAAACTCCAGGCCAGTGCGGCCCCGACCACCTACGATTTTTCGACGAGCTCCAGCACGTTCACGATCACCTGGCAGGGGGTTACCTACCCGGTGTCGCTGGTGGCTAACTATGTCTCGATGTCGGGACTGCTGGCGGCCATCACCGAGGGACTCACTGGCTCCGGCCTGATTGCGCAGGACAACGGCGGCACCGTACTGATAACCGAGTCGGCCAGTCCGTTCGCGGGTGGGGCGATCACGTCCTCTTCGCTGCCTGCAGCTGTTTTCGGTGATGCCCCGGTTTACACCTCCGGCACGGCATCAACCGGCGGCAGCCCGGCGGTAACGGCGAATGTGACACTCGCCTATAACTCTGCCACGGGAACGGCCTTTTCCGGCATGCCGGAGGGGGTGCAACGGCTTTCACTTGCTCACCGCGGGAATGAGTACCGCATTGTCTCTGCCGACGGCACGACGGCGACGGTGGCGCGCCTGGTTTCCGGTGCCGTTGATGAGTCATGGCCGGGATTCTCCGCCCGGACGATGATCGACTATGAGGCCACTGGTCTTAACGACACGCTGAGCTGGCTGGGGCCGTTCCTGGTTTGCCCTGAGAATGAATTGGTGGATGCATTCGAGGTGAATTTCTCCTTCCCGAACGGCATCTGTGGCTTTGACAGTAAGGGCAAAAAACGGATCCGCCACGTGGAGTGGGAGATACAGTATCGCGTCTACGGTTCCGGATCGGGGTGGGTGAGTCACCAGGGCGAGTATGCGCTGAAAAACGTCAACGGGTTAGGTTTCACTGAGCGGATCACCCTCAGCTCTCCGGGGCTGGTAGAGGTTCGCTGCCGTCGGCGCAATGAGCAGGGCTCAAACAACGCGCGAGACAGTATGTACTGGCAGGCACTGCGCGGGCGACTGCTGACGCGCCCTTCATCCTATCCCGGCGTGTCGCTGATGGCGGTGACCGTTGAGACGGGGGGCAAATTGGCGGCTCAGTCGGACCGCCGCGTAAACGTTGTGGCCACTCGGGCCTATGAAACCGGAACGGCCAGAACTATTTCGGGAGCGCTGCTGCATGTCGCAAACTCGCTGGGGCTGGAGATGGACGTCGACACCATCAATGTGCTGGAGTCTGCATACTGGACGCCACGCGGCGAGTATTTCGACTTTGCTACCGGCGACAGTATCTCAGCGCTGGAAATGCTGCAGAAGATAGCCAATGCCGGGAAGTCACGTTTTCTGCTGAGTGATGGCCTGGCGACGGTCAACCGTGAGGGGATTAAGCCCTGGACTGGCGTGATCACTCCGCATGAGATGGTGGAGGAGCTGCAGAGCGGATTTACCGTACCGTCCGACGATGATTTTGATGGCGTCGACGTGACATACATCAACGGGACTACCTGGGCAGAGGAGACCGTTAAATGCCGGACGTCGGACAATCCGACGCCGGTGAAAATCGAGAACTACAAACTCGATGGGGTACTGAGTCGGGATCACGCCTACCAGATCGGCATGCGTCGCCTGATGAAATACCTGCAGCAGCGGGTGACGTTCCAGACCACTACCGAGCTGGACGCGCTGTGCTACAACACGGGCGATCGCATCGTGCTCACGGATGATATTCCGGGTAACAACACGATTTCCTGTCTGGTGGAGGCGATGACAACGGCTGGTGGCGTGACAACGTTCACCGTTACGGAGCCGCTGGACTGGTCTTTCGAAAACCCCCGCGCGCTGATCCGCTATCAGGATGGCTCTGCATCCGGGCTGATGGTGGCGAGCAGGGTGGGTGATTTTCAGCTGTCAGTCCCGCACCTGAGCGAGTTTGATGACCCGATGAAGGTTGACTTGTCATCGGCAACCATCGAGCCGATCCGCCTGGTGTTCTGCGGCTCAACGCGCCACATCTACGACGCCATTGTAGAGGAGATCGCCCCGCAGTCTGACGGAACCTGCCAGGTCACCGCAAAAGAATACCTCGAATCGTTCTACCAGTACGACGACGCCACATACCCCGGCGACGCTGCTTAACACCAAAAAAATCCCTTTAAACTTTTCTTTCGCTCAAACCCTCGTTTGGGCGAAGCCTCTTTTTGGAGCAAAAAACATGGCCTTTAACCCGGAGCTGGGGAGCACGTCTCCCGCTGTGCTGCTCGATAACGCCACGCGACTGGATAATTTGCTGAATAGTCTGGAGCTGGCAATTCCTGACCGAGAAGGGGTAGATCTGGATACATGGCGCGGGATAATGGCAAAAGTCGCCAGCTCGATAGATGATATCCGACAAAATCTGATCCCGCTGAGTAAGCAATACCAGACGCTGGCAGCGGCTCAGGCAGATATCGCGAATATCCCGCTGGGGGCGACCACATATTACCGCAGCCCGGACGATAGCGAGCTAGCGATCGAGGTGATGAACGTTAGCGGGACGCTGCAGCCTACCGGGCGGAAAATGCCATCTCAACAGGCGATTGACGCACTGCTGCAGTATATTTCCAGCCTTATCAGTAATGACCCTTCTGTTACCCCATTCGTACAATGGGAAGATGTTGGCGGATTTATTCTGGCGCAGCTTGACAAGGATTATCTGAAGACGGCTGGTTTCGAAGTTGGCGCAAAGCGATTGTCGATGGACAGCATGGATACAGAGGCAACTAACGTTCCGGAAATTGTTCTTCAGGATGAGCATGGTTTTATTATTCAGCGCCAGACATCACAGTACCTGGAAAACAGCGCAGGGAAATTTATCCCGGCAGATAATAACGATTATGTGATTGAGGACGAACATGGGTTCCATATTTTCTCAGTGATGAAGACGGGCACTCCAGCATCATCAGAAGAAGCCTTGTCAGCAGCGCGTGATGCATATATTGCAAAAATGGATAATCTGGCGCTTGCGGCCAGTGCTGCGGTGAACAACACGCTGGTTACCGGCATTCAGCGTCCTGTGTTTGATTACAACCTGGTTATCACAGACGGGCAGTCATTATCGACCGGGACGGAAGGATGGGCGGCTCTTTCAACTGTGGCATTTGAGGCTGAAAACCTTTTAATGTTTGGCGACTCAGTTCGCCCTTCAACTGACCGTGCAACCGGCGGCAGTACCTGGAATCCTCTGGGTGGCGCAGCATTAAAACCGCTGAAAGCGGTCACGCAATCAATCGGCGGCGGTAGCGTTCTGACAGATGCAGAAGTTTCCGCCCTGGCTCCCGGTGCGGTTAACGAGGGTGAAACGGTCGATGTGGGCGCAGTTAATTTCTGGCGTCAGTTGCAGAATGATTTTCACGGAGTCAGCGTTGACCCTGCACGTAAAATCATTGTGCTCAACTGTGGTGTTCAGGGCCGTACAGTGGAGGAACTTTCAAAGGGACATCCGTATAACCACTATAACCGCGTCATTGAGGCGGTGACGAAAGTCAAATCTTATATCGCCAGCCAGCAGCCTGGCGCGACTGTTGGTATCGTCGCGTTTCTTTATATGCAAGGCGAGTGGAATTACTGGACATCAACAACCGGTACGCATGACCGTGCGACGTTTCTTGAGCTGACAAAGCAACTTCGCACCGATTTGATTACAGATTGCGCCTACAGCATTTGCGGCCAGAAATTACCTCCGGCGTGGATAACCTATCAAACCGGCGGAAGTTATACAGACGACACCTACAACCTGGCAATCGGGATGGCTCAGTTAGACATGGCTGAGCAGGTTCCTGGGTGTTATCTGGCAACGCCGGTATATCAGGTAACTGATAAAAACGGACACCTTGATCCAAATGGGTATCGATGGGCCGGAATGCAGTTTGGCAAGGTATTGCACCGTATTCTCGACAGGGGCCTCGACTGGAAACCGATGAAACCGATAAAAGTCGTCAGATATTCCGACGATGAAATTCTGGCCTGTTTTAATACGCCATCCCCGCCAGCAAAGTTTAAAGAAACCTATGTGGTGAATACGGCAACAATGTACCCGAATAAGGGATTCCTCGTTACCGATGCAAACGGTGTTGTGGGTGTTTCGTCAGTAACGACCGTCGGCCAGGCGACATTATCTGTAAAACTCAGCGCTCCAGCCACAGGCGATGTGTACCTCTGGTACGCGCCAAAAACCACATACAACGGCAACGGTAATCTCTGCGATAGCGATTCCACCATTGCCCCATATAACTATGAATACCACGCAGGTAGCGGCCAGTATCCGTCAGCAAACATAACTGCCCTGGTCGATAAACCATACCCGCTTGAAAACTGGTGCTGTGCTTTCAGAATTAAAGTAGAGGAAAAATAGAATGGGTCAGAGACAAATCATCAAGGGCGTGAATGGTTCCCCGATTGCAATCGGCTATTCCGCAGCAGTACCTTTAGGGCTTCAGTTTATTAATTACTATGGCGGGACTATGCCGCAGGGCCGGAATATGGCGCCGGACGGCGTTGCGGCCCGTGTGGTCGGTTCGCCGGTAGTCGGAACAATGGCTGAAGGGGTTTTGTGTAAATCACATACCGCTTATATTCAGAGTCAGGTGCAACAGGCATCCAGAATGACAGTGCTTGGTGTCTTCTGCCCAACATCTGACCTGCGGGCATATGCAATCTCTAACGCTAACGGGGCACGGCCAATCGGATTGTCTGTGTACTCAGAGCCGTCAGGAACTACCGGAGTTCACAATCTACGCATTCAGTTTGGTGGGGTGCTGTCCGCAGGTGGCGGAAACGGTAACGCCAGTGCTGCCATTGCTAATGCCATCACGAACAATGTCCCGTTCGCGTTTGCAGCGCTTCTGGACTATTCCACCCTGACCGCAACAAAAGTTACGATCAAGGACCTGAAAAAAGCGGTTACTCAGAGCGCTACAGCATCATTTTCTGCAGCAGGCTCTGGTTCCACAGGTATGATGTTTGGGTCAGAACTGGAATCAGTCGTGTATGGTGATACCCGTCTGTTGGAAATGGCTGTATGGAGCAGAATATTAACTGATGATGAAATCGCAGCTCAATATTTGCAGATTAAGAATTACTATCAGGAAATACATGGTATCAATATTTAGTGGATTGATTAAAAAACCATTTTAATATTTTTAATCCTGATGGTGTTACCTTACCCCCGGAATAATCCGGGGGATTAAATACTATAAACTCCAGGCCGCCAGTACTGGAGCAACCAGAGCATCGCCCCACTGTGCTCCCCCCAGCTCACCGGGGTGGACATCGTCAGGTAACGATACAGTCTGCACGCCCGTATCACTGGTTGCTGTGATAGTTTCGTTCATTCCGTATTTGTAGCTCAGCTGTGCCCATGCAGGGGCGACGAGAATTTTCTCGCTGATACGGTTATCAAACTTGCGCAGCTTCTGCGTGATCCACTTAGCGAATTCTGGCCAGCTTTGAGGGGCGCTTACACCTGACCAGCCAAATGCCTGGTGAGAAATCACAAACCGGGCGTTGGCGATTTTTTCGCGGAATTTGGCGATCATGAATTCCTGCGCATCAACGGTCTGCTGAGGCGTATAGCTGTAGTAGAGGTCGTTGTATCCGAGCTGAATGATGACAACCAGTTTGTCTGATGCGCTCACCCCAGCCGCAGCCATCCATGCCGTCACGTCGAAAATATGATACGCGGACAAGCTGGGGTTTTCTGCGTAACTCTGACCAGACCACGCCTTGTCGTAGCAATACTGCGGATATGCAGCAAAATCTGTACTCGTCGCATCGCGCAGGAAAGGTTGGCTGAAATTCGTCTTCTGCGTCTTTCCGAGATAGTCGAAAGTAGTCCAGCCTCCTCGCCCATCGAAAGGAATTCCAGCTGCCGGTGTGTTCGGCAGGGTGTAACCACCGTCATCGGTCATTCCCCGCGTTGTTCGTGACCCAGCTCCGACATAAATAGCTCCGGTAGCCTGCAGAGCAAAGTAGAGCCACGGAACGCACCGCTCACCAAGACTGTCCATTATTGTGGCGACCTTGATGCTTCCTGTCTGTGTTGCCGCCAGTTTGGTGAACGCAGCTTTCTTGCGGGATACATTTCCGGAGCCGTCAGCGCGCGCATTAATATTAAGGGTAGGCCCGTTAATTTCAGACGGCATGATCATAGCGTCAGGCACAACATCTTTTAATAGCGCGGGTTTTCCTTCATAGCCGTGACTGGACAGGACAATATCCGCTCCATTGCGCAACGGGCGATTGCCGCTGACCATGTTCGCCCCGTAGAAGCGCTGCGGGCGTCCGTCTACTGCGTAGAAGTATGAAGGGAAAATGACGTCGGTATTCTGGTTTGTTACCTGCCCATTCTCCAGAGCTGTCACACGACTGTCCAGGGAAGCCGAAGAGGCCATCAGGCCATAAAGGATGGCCGTTGCAGGCGTGAAAAATACCCCATTTACAGAGATGGGGATCATGGTTACATCAGCAGAATACCCGCCTGGTTTGGCCTGAGAATACACCCCCCACCCGGAGAAAACCTGTCCGGATGAGATAGGTAAATCCACTTCATGATATCTCCCATCCGCGATCAACGACTTTTCGTTAGCCCCCCATGCATTCCCATTACGACTCTGGATCTTCAATGCCGCACTGCTGGAAACGATTTTGTACATCATTTTCACAGTTGTAGCGCTGTTAACTGTGGCGACTGTATTCAGCAACTGTCGATACGTATTTCCAGCGTCGGTGACTGTGTACGTATAAGGAGAACTCTTCGTCACTGAATCGAACGTTGAGTCCTGGGATAAAATCGCGAAGATCGCATTCGCCGATGCGACAGCTGTATAGAGCGAGTCGATTTGCTCGGTCAGTGAGTTTTTCTGACCGTAGTTAACCTCAGCAAAAATACTACCCGCAGATATTTCAGCCTTTGAATAGACTTTAAGCTGCTTACTGTCACCGTTAGCCGTCAGCGTAATTGTTTGCCGGGTACCACCGCCCGCCAGCTGGACTTCATCACCGGTCCATGTACTGCCATTTGCCAGCCGCGCGAAAAGGCGACCTGAGTTGATATTAAGTGAGTAACTCAGCGTAACTGACGTCCCGGAAGGAACATCGATGTTCGCGTACATTTCAGAATAGAGACCTCCGGGGTTTCCATAATTCACGCGGTTATCATTCAACTGAGTAAATACAGAAAATGGATAACCATTATTGTTTACCCATGAACTGACTGAGCCTATTTTAGTTTTCCCATTTAATGAGGCAATGCTGTCCATGATGCTCAAAATAGCGCTGGTGATTGCATTTTTCTTATTACTGTACGCGATAATATCTAACTTTATATCGGTATCCAGCCTTGTATTAACTCCTACTGTCAGTAATTTTGCCGTCGCCGCAGTTGCAGTGAGTTGAATCTCCTGCCAGTTGTCACCAGCTGTCAGGGTTACCTGGTTGCTGACAAACACGCCATTAATAGCGGTCTTCAGTCCTACTGACGGTACTCCACCAGTACCGGAATATTTATATCGAACGGTAATAATATCGCCAGCGGCAACCGGATCAGCCAGGTCGCTGTAAGCTTCGCGATAGGTTATCGAACTCACTGCCCCAACATGCACCAACAGTGAGTTTTCATTCTTTGAAATCAGGGTATCAAACGGATAAATAGTACTGTTAACCCATGAGTCAACCACGCCGATCAGCACACTGGAACGGGATGGCATTTTACGTCCGGTAGCCTGGAGCGTTCCAGAATTGTTGAGATATTCCACAGCCAGCGCGCTGCCGTCCTGACTGCGCACGTAGGTTGTGGCGTTCACCGGAATATTCGCGATATCCGCCTGCGCTGCCGCCAGCGTCGCGTACTGCTTACTGAGCGGGATCAGAGTTTGATGGATACCACGCCAGGTATACAGCAGTTCACCAGCGCGGTCGGGAAAGGTTAACTCCGAGGACTGCATAAGCTGATCGAGGCGCCTGACATTATCCATAAAAATCTGAGGGTCTGCGGTGCCCAGCGGCGGGATAAACTCGGCCATGTTTTTTGCTCCAAAAAGAGGCTTCGCCCAAACGAGGGTTTGAGCGAAAGAGTAGAGCTTTTTACAATCAGCAATTTCAAAGGGTTACAACATGCTGATTGGCTATGCACGCGTCTCTACAGGGGATCAAAACCTCGATTTACAGAAAAACGCGCTGATCCGCGCAGAATGTGAGCTGGTATTTGAGGATATGGCCAGCGGGAAAAATGCCCGGCGGCCAGGGTTAAAACGAGCGCTGCGGCGGCTCCGAGCGGGTGATGTGCTGGTGGTCTGGAAGCTTGATCGGCTTGGCCGCAGCGTACGCGATCTGATTACGCTCGTGTCGGAGCTACAGGCGCGCGGGGTGAATTTCCGCAGTCTGACCGACAGCATCGATACCAGTACGCCAGCAGGGCGATTCTTCTTCCACGTCATGAGCGCCCTGGCGGAAATGGAGCGCGAGTTAATAGTGGAGCGTACCCGAGCCGGATTAGCAGCTGCTAGGGAGCAGGGGAGAGTCGGCGGCCGCCGCCGGGTAATGACTGAAGTAGTGGTGGAGCGGTGCCGCAGAATGCTGGAGAATGGCGCTACCCGGCAACAGATCGCAGATGTGATAGGGGTGGGGGTGAAGACGATCTACAAATACTTTCCTGCTGCCGTCCGCGATCAAGGATTCCTGCCCTTCCCGTGATATGTAACATTTGAGATAATAAGTACTTTCAGTTTTGAAAACAGTTTGGTTTGTTCGTGAACGGTAAGAAAACAATAAGTTTTGAACAATTTTTAACTATTAACAGCAATCTTGTTTCCATCTCAGATACATGGGCAGACTTGTGGGCGTTAATTTTTCACACAGGTTTAAGCGCTGGAAGGCTGCTGAGTATTCGATATGATGATATTGATGATGGCTTGATACTGATACGAAAACAGGGTCACCTGAAGGAGCTACGTGTTGAATCAACCCCTCCAGTGGAGGGGATCATTGCTCGTAGAAGAGAACGCTATCCAGAAGATGTTTTTTTATTTCAGAGCCATTCTAACCGTGTGAAGTACCGACGCCGGCCGGTCACTATAATTGCTTTCAACGCCGCTTTACGTCGCGCCGCTAGATCATTACCAAACGTTAACGTAAGCAGTAGTAGCGCGAGAAACATACCGGACTAACCGCCTGTCCAGTCGCGTGTGGCCGATGTGACAGGCGTGGGGGTGAAGACTATTTACAAATATTTGCCAGTACAATACGGCGATAAAAAATCCCCCTGAGCAGGCACACTCAAGGGGAAAATACTACATAACATCATTGCTGTGTGCGTCTTTGCGCTCGTCTATCTTCCAGGAATATGCCTAAAGCTTCCAGATATTTCTGGTCCGAGCTGTTACATCATGGAGTAGGTGCCGATGTGATAGGTTAAGAGCGAAGATGATCTGTAAGTACCTTCCGACGTCGAGGAGCAAGGACCATGAATTTGGGTCTATACCATCCCAATTCATACATTCTTTCTAAGTCTATGAAATATTGAGCAGAGTATTCTGTTCGAAATGAACCATATGGAATAGCCAAAGGCTAAAATGCCCAGCGTAAAAACAACAATCAGCAAGTCCGTCTGTGACATCTTATATCCATTTTGCAGTAGCAGGTTTTGAGAAAAGATAGTTCATAGCTGGCACATAGACAACATAATCACTAAGTGAAACCAATATCAGGGGCTCAAAGGTGACTGGTTTCCCCCCTCTGTGCTCCTGATTGATAGTTGAAACCTCTATTGATCAGATTAGTGAATGAAACTACTGTATATAAAAACAGTATTTTGTGAGCGAGTTTATTATGCAGTTCTACACGCCCGTTGAGTTACGCCAGATCATGCTGCTCCCGTTGTACAGCGACCTTGTGCAATGTGGTTTTCCTAGTCCTGCGCAGGATTACGTTGAGCAACGTATCGATCTTAACGAGTTGCTCGTTAACCATCCCAGTGCGACGTATTTTGTCAAAGCCGCCGGCGACAGCATGAAAGACGCCGGCATAGGGGAAGGGGATCTTCTGGTTGTGGATAGCTCAAGGACAGCGGTTCATGGCGATATCGTTATTGCTGCTGTGGATGGGGAATTTACCGTTAAGAAGTTGCAGCTGCATCCGCGGGTTCAGCTTAACCCAATGAACCCTGCATATTCGCCGATAGTCGTGGGTAGTGAGGACACTCTCGACGTGTTCGGGGTGGTTACGTACATCCTCAAATCAGCTGGCTAAGATGTTTGCGCTTTGTGATGTGAATTCATTTTATGCATCGTGCGAGACCGTATTTCGTCCTGACCTGAAAGGGCGTCCGGTTGTCGTTCTTTCAAACAATGACGGCTGTGTGATCGCCCGCTCGCCAGAGGCAAAGCCCTTCGTCAAAATGGGTGAGCCTTATTTCAAGCAAAAGGACATGTTTCGCCGGCACGGTATTATCGCGTTTAGCAGCAACTATGAGCTTTATGCCGATATGTCCAACCGAGTGATGACAACGCTGGAGGAACTCTCTCCACGCTGCGAAATTTACAGTATTGATGAGGCTTTTTGCGATCTTACTGGTGTTCGTAACTGTCGCGACCTTACCGACTTTGGCAGGGAAATTCGCGAGACGGTTCTGCGCAGGACGCACCTCACGGTCGGTGTCGGCATAGCCCAGACTAAAACCCTGGCAAAGCTGGCCAATCACGCGGCGAAACAGTGGCAGCGGCAGACCGGAGGAGTGGTGGATCTGTCTAATCAGGAAAGGCAGAGGAAGTTGATGGCTTTGCTTCCGGTGGATGAGGTCTGGGGAGTCGGGCGCCGCATCAGTAAAAAACTGGAGGCAATGGGCATTAAAACAGTGCTTCAACTGGCGGATACAGATATCAGGTTTATCCGGAAGCATTTTAATGTGGTTCTGGAGCGAACCGTGCGGGAGCTGCGAGGTGAACCATGCCTCGGGCTGGAGGAGTTCGCACTGGTAAAGCAGGAAATCGTTTGCAGCCGTTCGTTCGGCGGTCGTATCACGGAATACCATGAGATGAGGCAGGCAATATGCAGCTATGCGTCGCGCGCAGCGGAGAAACTCCGTGGCGAGCATCAGTATTGCCGGTTTATATCCGCTTTTGTCAAAACCAGTCCCTTTGCGCTGAACGAGCCATACTACGGAAACAGCGCATCAGTAAAGCTGCTGACCCCGACCCAGGACAGCCGGGACATAATCACCGCGGCGACAAAATGCCTCGATGCAATCTGGCGAGACGGGTATCGCTACCAGAAAGCAGGAGTAATGCTGGGAGATTTCTACAGCCAGGGCGTAGCGCAGCTCAACCTCTTCGACGACAACGCGCCACGGAAGAACAGTGAAAAGCTCATGGAAGTTCTCGATCATCTCAATGCGAAAGACGGAAGAGGAACTCTGTATTTTGCAGGGCAGGGGATCCAGACTGCCTGGCAGATGAAGCGGGAAATGCTTTCGCCTCGCTATACTACGAGGTTCTGTGACCTGCTCAAAGTTAGATGATTAGGCCATTAACGGTAGTGGTTATGCTGCTACGACAGTCCGCTTAGAGCGAGAAGCGAAAGTTCAGAGTGCATATTTACATTGTTCTGTCTTCATAAATGGGGAACAGATTAGGTCGCTGATACCGACCGTGAGATCTTCTATCAAATTGACTAAGTAGCTGCTAAACAAATTAAGTGTGATTATCGCTCTATAAATATGTACCCCTATACTTAAGGGGTACAATTTATAGTCAGAAGAAGAAACTATTGCGGCCAATCCCAATGATCATATTGTCTAATTTTCTCTGCCAACTCTTGAGGCGCACCGCCATGAGTAAGGTTTTCTGCATAACCGATTCGTCCGATATAATTAATATTTTCAGAAGTGAGGATGTTTGCCTCCCATGGTCTTATTCTACAATTGGGTTCGCAAACGGCTACATCTCGATTAACAAATTTTAACCATGAAATATTTATAACTTCCGCTCCTGCAGCCTTTAAATACATCCTAGCGGTTTCATGAGCATTTCCCTCAGTGCAGAAGTCATCAATAACTAGTACTTTCTTTCCACGCAATACTGGCCTGTTAACATATCGTTCTCCGGTGTTAAGATTTTTGATAGGAGAGGCGTTTAAATTCACAGTATTAGTTTGCGATGTTATTATAACTTGTCGGCGCTCTATTCTTTCCTGCTGAGATTTTACAGCTGTAGTATGTCTTATAAAGAGATCTTTGAGATATTTACCTTTAAATGATACTGCCAACCCTTTGAGGTCATGCTCCATTATATTTGCCAACTTATAAGGGTCATTAGCATTATGTCCAACATAAGTTGTGATAAAGCTTGCACCTTCACTTAAACCAGAAAAGTAAATACTAGCACCAAGATATCTAATCCAAAAATCAGGGCTCCCAATGGATAACTTAGCTAAGTTTCGTGCATTGGCAGAGTACATTGTAAACTCAGGATTATGAGTACTAAAGGGAGCTAAGGCATAATAGTGGACATCTTGGTTTAAGTGGCCCTGCCATCCCCATAATTCCTCTCTTAAACAAAACACATCGATAAATCTCGCAATCTCTTTTGGTTCAGAGAACTGAAAACCATACTCAGTGACCGGTTGATACCAAGTGGCATTAATAAATAAAGTTTTTCCATTTGTCGCGGCCTGTAAGTCTTCTTCTGAACGGCCAACATAAATTATCTCATTACGATTTATATCTAAATCATTCATGATGAAATCGGTGGCTCTTCCTGTTTGTTTTGCAGGTATTTCATTGTTAAGCTCACGGCAATAATGGATTGAGTCTGGGAATTTTTGCTTAAGATAATCATCAAGTGCAATGTTCCCATTATTAGTCCTAACATTCCTATTATTATTTGTTAGAAAAAGGACCTTAATATTTTTAGATAATAAAAAAGCGAACAACTTCCTCAACTCAACATCGATTCGTGACTTAAGTTGCTGAGATTGCGGATTTGATGTTGTGGGCAAAACAACATCTGCTATTGAAAATATAACAGCTTTCAAATGCATTTTATTCATCCCCCAGAAGTGACAGTTGTTGTAATTTATTACTGGATTTTGTTTTAATTAACTCCAACACATCTTTAAATCCCGTCAAAGGAGTCTCCAGTATTATTGCAGAGTATTCGTCCTGACAGTATTTAATCTCCTCCCGAACAGATTCACCTCTTAGTAATGGACACAATATCGTTCTCTTCAGTTGAGCAGCATTTCGAACCGTGTGCGACGTTCCGCTTTTCAAGTTCCATTCGACAGGAATTAAAATATCACTTAAAGCAGCCTGTATTCTGTTTCTACGTACAAAGTTTTCTTGTGATGGTTTTTGATGTGGGAGATACTCTGTGAGTATAAGTCCACCAGCATTTACAATACCCTCCCTAAGTCCAACACTGTTTTTTGGATAGTTAGAATTTAAACCTGTTCCTAGAACGGCTATTGTGGGTATTTTAAATAAAATAGATGCTTCATGAGCAACTTGGTCAATACCATAAGCTAACCCACTTACAGTTACATAATCTGATGCAATAAACTGCGAGACAACTGCTTGTGTTAAATAAATTCCAAGAGTAGTTGGATTTCTCGTACCAACAACACCAACACATTTTTTACTAAGCAACGAAGTATCGCCCTGAGCAAAAATCCAGTAAGGTCGCTCATTTAAATCATTCAATTTCTCCGGATAATCTGGAGAACCATGATGTATTAATTTATAACCGTTACTATGATAGTGTGTTAAAAGGCTTTTCGCGGCAGAAATCATTCCATCACGAAAAGTCGACCAATTATTCTCAGTCAAAGAATATGGTGCACGATGTAGTCTCACTCCGAGAATTGATTCGAATTTTGATAATGTTGAGCAAGTTACAACATCTCTGAAGCGGATCCCTTTTTGAGCAACCTTATATAGGGACCAATAACTTACGCCACGTATTTCTGATAGAACTAGCAAAGCAGCGCTTTCAGTGTTCCATCGAGCTGTATCAGTATCAGTCATAGAGTTCGCCAAAAATGAAGTGTTTTATTATTTTTATCATAGGTTTGAGAAAATGTGTAGTAAGTCAAAGAAGGACTTCTAAAAAGCATGACTCTGCATCAGTATGCATGTCAAATCAACAATATAATCTGCGTTACGCACCAGAGCAATTGAAGTTCAGTTAACACCGCCTCATAAAGCGGGCAGGCGTGGCGGGTAAAGCATTGCACTAAGGATCACCGTAAAAAACATCCCAATTTGACTTACCGTCACCGTCAGCCACTTAGCGTCCGCTATTGGCACATTCCGGACGTCATTAAAGCTACAAGCTTTTGATAGCCTCAATCAATTCAGGTCCCTGATTCTTCACGTTACCCACCGCGCGTGAAACTGGGTGCCATGTGAAATGGTCTGCTGACAGAGCGCCATCTGCAATTATTTTCTCTGCCTCTTTCCCTCCAACATCCTGCCTCATCCAATCACGGGCGGCTTCCGGCGTCAGAACCAGCGGCCGGCGGTCGTGAATATCGACCAACCCCTGATCGGCCGCAGCGGTCACTATCAAAAACCCTTCGGCTTCGTCGCCGCGCTCAAAAGGCACGCTGCCGATCGCTGCCATGAATATTGGCAGGCCATCAGCACGATGAATGAAATAGGGCTGCTTCTTGTCTCCTTCTCGCTTCCATTCAAACCATCCATCCGCAAAGCAGATCGCTCGACCGTTCTGCCACAGGGGTTTAAACATCCTGCTGTTGGCTGCGGTCTCAACCCTGGCATTAATCAAGGGCGGTTTATCCCACCACCCTGGCGCGTACCCCCAGTGAACCGGGTCGAGGTGCAATTGCTCGTCGCGTTCGCTCAGGAGCAAAACTTTAGTCCCTGGCGCCACGTTGTACCGGCCGATTGGTTCTGGATCATAGGCGATGTCACGCTCAGCTTCTTCGGCAAGGTAAGCCAGATATTCTTCGCGTGTCTGTGATTGGGCAAATCGTCCGCACATGGTTACCTCCAGTAGTCATTCTGAAAGTATAGAAGACAGAAAATTGAGCATTTCTTAGGGAGGAAAATAGCCCAGGAGTAGTTGTTATTGATGGGGTTCCTCCCCCGTTTCACCCCACTAACTCCCCGCGCAAAAAGCAGACATATAAAAACCAGCCTTAAAGGACTGATTTCTATTGGGTTTTTTGTCGGGACGAGAGGATTTGAACCTCCGCCCCCCCGACACCCCATGACACCGTTGTTATCCACGGTATAATCATGAGAAAAAATGGGGGTACCAAATGGATAAGAATTTATTACAGATCTGCTATGAAGGTGAAAGTGGAGAGAGTTACATCCGTAGCATCAATGAGAAAGGTCAATTCTATGTTTCGCTATCTGATGTACTAAAGACGCTCTCAACTGAAAACAGAAAAATGGATGGTAAGACTCCTCAGAGCTTATTACCTGTTATAAAAGCGGTTATTCAAACACTTGATCCTGATGAGATTAAGAACTTCCCCATTATCGAAAACGGAATCACAACTTCTGAAGCATTTTTAGCTGAACCTGGGCTGTATAGGGTTTTAGCTCAAGATACATCAGCAGCTGGAAAAAAATTTCAACGGTGGCTGTTTCATAAGGTTTTGCCCTCCATTCGTGAATTTGGTGTTTTTCCCCCTCCTCCAAAGCAAGAACAATCTGAGATACGTGCTTTTGCTACAAGCCTTCAACAGACAGTAAATGCTTTAGTTATGGAAATTGCTAAACGTGAGGAGCTCGAGAGCCGTGTTAATGACGTAGAGTTAAAAGTTAACTCATTAGAAAGTTTACGAGATCTTTCAAAATTCCGGAGTGTCCCACAACGCTTAATGGACTTAGGCTTGGAGGTTTTGTCAATTGAGGAGTTGTGGCATTGGTGTGAAAAATTACGCAGCGAAAGAGGGGCTGAAAAAATAAAATGTCCGTCAGGGATCGGAATCAACACCTTATACCCCCTTGGTTTGGTAGATGAAGCTATCGCTTTGTATCAAAAAAACGTTGAGGCAAGACAGAGAAGGTAA